CTGGCTGCGGTAGCCCGAGGCGGCGAGCTGGCTGTCGTTGCCCGAGGCGGCGAGCTGGCTGCCGTCGCCCGAGGCGGCGAGCTGGCTGCGGTAGCCCGAGGCGGCCGCATCAGGCTTGAGTGCAAAAGCGTTTTCGCACAGCCCGATCAGGTGCGAGATGCCGTCGCTGATGATCTGTGGGAGGCTGATTTCCGCGCTGATCGTGATGCGTGCTGCCGCGATTTTCGAGTCGCTGCCGTGGCGGCTTACCTCGCCGCTTAGATCGACCACTGCATACCGGCTATCGAGCGGGTAATAGCTCCACACGTCGAACGGGTTTTCGCAGGCGTGGAACCCGCTTTCGCAGGCGACGACCTTGCCGTCGTGCTCGTAGGTCTGGCCGACCTCGAACTGAAAGCCGCGGCACTGCATGGTTTTGTCAAACGCCTTGTACGCACGAACTGACATTTCCGCTCCTTTGTATTGGGTGCCGGCTTACGCTCTACCAGCGATCCGCTCCAAAGCACATCCCTTGCGGGCTTGTGGGCGGTCGTTGAGTGGGTGGTGTGTGCCGTCATCCCCAATTGCGGTGATCTGCTGCGGTACGGGTGCATCCGCATGGGTCGGGCAAATTGGAACCCGTTGCGCACTGACGGGGCGCTTTGCCGTGCCGCTTGAAGTGGGTGGCCGGAGGTGATCCCGGCTTGTGGCGGTCGTAGCCAAGGTCGATGACCACGAATGTCTAGCTCACTCTGCGCATCACCGCTGCGCGATTCACCCACAAGGAAGCGGGCCGGATTCGAACCGGCGATCCAGCTTGCAGTGCGCGGCGCCGCACGGTCTGCTTGCCTGGGTGTCTCCATCCACCCCGCCGCTTCCTTGTGAGTGCTGGCCTTTATCCTCGCCAGCGCGGAGTCGGAAGCCCTGCCCGATGCGAGAGCCTGTTTTGCAGGATCGACCGGCGCTGTTCTTCCATTTTGTGATCCGCAGGTTTTTACTGGGCCTCGATCACAAGGGAAGGCCATCGCGTTGTCGGTGCCGTCTGTACGGCGCTGGCTCCTGCTCTTGCTCGACCAGCGTTTGCAATGACCTTCGCTTGTGCCGCCTCGTGAGAAGCGGACAAGGTTGGTTAGCCGTAGCCGTCGCCGTAGCCGTCGCCGGAGCCGTAGCCGTAGCCGTAGCCGTCGCCGTCGCCGTCGCCGGAGCCGTAGCCGTAGCCGTCGCCGTCGCCGTCGCCGGAGCCGTAGCCGTCGCCGGAGCCGTCGCCGGAGCCGGAGCCGTAGCCGGAGCCGTAGCCGTAGCCGTAGCCGTAGCCGTCGCCGGAGCCGTAGCCGTAGCCGTCGCCGATTGGTTTATTCAGCCTGGACATTCGGTGCGCCCTCGATGCTGGCAATGGCCTTGTCGCTCGCAGGGATCAGCTCGATTGCTTCGAGCCAAACGGCGGAAACGGCCTCGGCGATCTTGCTTTGATCGTGCTTGATGCCGTGCAGCGCGACAGCCGACAGGCTGATTCCTTCTGCCGCCCACCAGCGCCACATGCGGCGCGCGTTCTTGACGATGACCTCGTTACCGGACTTCTCGGCGATCTCGCCGAACCACACGCCAGCGCTGTACGTGCGGACGACGCACTTCTTACCGATCATGCTGTTCAGGCTGGATTGCTGCGGCTGTGCCGCGCCGAAGAGGCTTGACAGCTCTTTGGCCTGTCCGATGGTGAGGTTGTTGATGTCGATCATGCTATGTGCTCCATTGTGGTTTGTCGTTGAATCCAGCGGAACCGCATCTTGCGAAGCGGCTCGACTTGATCTGCCCAGCGGCTCTCTCTCAAGCGCAGAAAACTCAAGCGGCTTCATACAGCCACCACCTGCCGTGCGCTTCAAACCAGTCTTTTGCGCGCTGGTCTCGCGCCTTGACGATTTCCTCATCACGCCGAATCCAGACTTCCCCGTAGTACCAAGGCAAAGCCTTTGCAAACCTCACAGCCTCATCGTGCGAGTCGAAGCCGGTGATTGATTTGCCGTCTTCATCAACAACTTCAAACTCTCGCCCTTTCACGTTTTTTCCGTAGCGCATGATTTTTCCATTGGTTGAATCCAGCGGAACCGCCTCTCTCGAAGCGGCTCGACTTTATCTGCCGATTTGGGATCGGCCATTCTGTGCGCCCGATGATTCGCTCGGTGCGCTCACTATCGAGTCGGCCCGTGCAGGTCTTTGCCTGGCGGTGCCGGGATTGCCGCGTGTCTCGATCACGCGGTGTCCGCCGACTCTCGCAACGGGTGCGGGCGGTGGTGTTGGCCGGGTTGTTAAGGCATCGCCGCAACTCCCGGTGGATCGGTAGTGCGTTGGGATGAATATTGATACGTTCGCGCATCGCTGTCAATACGCAAACGCATTTTTTTATGCGACACTTCTCCTGCCCGCCCATCCGGACGGGATCAATCCATAGGAGATGTCACATGAAGCAAAACGAAGATGCGGCGCCGAGCATCCTGGATGACGTTTGGCGTGACGCCATGCGTTACCGCTTCGTTCGCGTTGCGGACGGGGTGAGGATCAGCCACGAGGCCGCGCGCGATTCTGCGGTCTACGACGAGGCGATTGACCGCGCCATGCGCGAGCGGGGTTGCGGGGGCTTGCCCAGGCCGGAGGGGATCAGCCGAGACCCTACGCAGGCTGTTCTTGATGTGCTTGCAGAGCGCCGCCGGCAGATCGAGGCCGAAGGCTGGACGCCGGAGCATGACGATGAGCATGGCGCTGGCGAAATGGCAGCGGCTGCCGCGTGCTACGCGCTCAATGCTGCGGGATGCGGGTGCGAGGTCGCCCGAAATTGGCCTTGGGACGGATCGTGGTGGAAGCCGACCACGTCGCGTCGCGACCTGGTGAAGGCCGGAGCTTTGATCCTGGCCGAGATTGAGCGGCTTGACCGGATGACCGAACGGCAGGAGGGTAAGTGATGGCCGACAAGACTGGAATCGAGTGGACCGACGCGACGTGGAACCCCGTTACCGGGTGCGCGAAGGTCTCCGCCGGCTGCAAGCATTGCTACGCGGAGCGCAACTGGGGGCGCCTGCAGCATCTGCCGGCCTACGCCGGGCGGGCATTCACCAACGTGGCCACGCACGCCGACAGGCTGTTGCAGCCGCTGAGCTGGAAGCGCCCGCGGCGGATCTTCGTGAACTCGATGTCGGACCTGTTTCACCAAGACATTCACGACGACTTCATCGGCATGGTGTTCCGCACGATGGCCCGCGCGCCGCAGCACACATTCCAGGTGCTGACGAAGCGCGCGGAGCGGATGCAGCGCCTGCTGACCCATCCGAAGATGCGTGGCTTCGTCGGTGACGCACCTTGGCCGCTGCCGAACGTCTGGATCGGCGTGAGCGTCGAGTCGCGGCGCGTATTGACGAGGATACGATCGCGTATCACAATGAGGCATGGACATTAAATCCTCCCTCCAAGCGATTTCCGCGACAGGCATGAGCGACGCGGAAATCGGCGCAGTCATCGGCGCGCCTCAGTCGATCGTTACGCGACTTCGTAACGGCGTTCACAAGACAACCTCCTGGGAGCGCGGACAGGCAATCGTCGCGCTCGCGGAGAGGCTGCGAAAAGCGTCTCCGGCCGAGCCCTCCAGCCAGGAGGCCGCGTGATGCCCGATGACGATCTGCATTTCTCCCGATCCGGCACGTCGCACTTCGGGAAGCTGACAGCCGATGTCAAGACGCGCCCGTCGGAGGACGAAAAAGCCGACCTGATGCGCGCCTCGCACCTCGTTGGCATGTCGGAGAGCGAGTGCGTGCGCGAGATCATCAGGATTCGCCTCTACGGCCTGGAGCATGTGCAGAGGATAGCTGCTGCGCGCCTGGAGGCCGTGGCCGGAAAAGGGCCGCGGCAGGGTCCGCAAGGGGACGGGTCGTGATGGCGATGTCTGCGGCCTGACGGCAGAAAAAAACAAGCCCCGCTGTCATCGGCGCGGGAACGCCTCGGCGGGGCTGGAAAGTACGGAGGGATTATGTACGAGAACAGACAACGCGCGCAAGGGATTGCCGCGCTCCTGCGCAATTTCATGGACTGGATTCACGAAGTCCGCATCGAGCGCGCCAAGAGCCGAATGCTGTTCCATGACATTCAGCGCCGTGCTGCGTGCGCCGAGTTCACGCGCCTCATCAACGCCCGCAGCCCGGACAGGGTGGCGCGCATGGAAGCGGAAAGGGGGCTGCACTAGTCATGATCGACGCACGCATCAGCGTCGGCCTGCCGGCGCACCCCAAGACAAAGAAGCTGATCCGCAGGCTAGGCGAAGGCGGCGCATGGCGCCTTGTGTGCCTGTTTCTGTGGGTCGCGCAGTCCCGCCCGGATGGTGATCTTTCCGGGATGACCGGCGAGGACATCGAGCTTGCCGCTGACTGGCAGGGCGAGGAGGGCGCATTCATCAAGGCGCTTATCGAAGTCGGCTTCGTGGATGGCGAGGAGGGCGCGTATTCGATCCATGACTGGCAGGAGCACAACCCTTGGGCAGCCGGCGCGGATGCTCGCTCGGAGAAGTCAAAATGGCTTGCTCTGTGCAAGCATCATGGACGCGCAAAGGCTGCTGAGATGATGCCATCCTATGCTGCACGCTTGCAGGAATCATCCAAGAAGGACGATCAATGCAAGCATGAAGCACATGCTAGTTCTGCTAGTAGCATGCACGAAGCAGAAAATAGCAGTGCACCGTCTCCGTCTCCGTCTCCGTTACCGTCTCCTAACGTAGAGAACCTCAACACCTCTGTCGCCAGCGCCCCTGTCGGGCCGCAAGCGACGACGCAGCAGACGGCATGCCCTGCTGACGCAATCGTTGCCCTGTACCACGAGATCCTGCCCGACAACCCGCGCTGCAAGGTGCTCTCGGATGCACGGCGAGCCGCGATTCGTGCGCGATGGAAAGAGGCTGCAAAGCTCAACTGCGCGCCCTTTGGCTACAGCAGCCGCGCTGACGGGCTTGTCGCCTGGCGGCGCTTCTTCGAGGTTTGCGCGGAGTCCGACTTCCTGACCGGCCGCGCCCCTGGGCTTCCCGGAAAGCCACCCTTCGTTGCCGACATCGACTTTCTGATGTCGCCATCCGGGTTTGCCAAGACGCTCGAGAACAAGTACCACCGGGAGGTCGCAGCATGACCGACCACCTCCTGTTCTCCGACGAGGCCGAGCAAAGCGTCATCGGCGCCCTCCTGATCGACCCGAGCGCCCTTGAACGCATTGGCGACGAGCTCAAGCCCGCGCACTTCTACCGCGACGACCATCGCCGGATCTTCGCAGCGATCCAGCGTCTGAGCCTGGCGAACAAGCCGTTCGATGTGATGGCAGTGCATGCCGAGCTCGAGGAGTCTGGCGAGGCGCAGCAGTGCGGCGGGGTGGCCTATGTGGCCGACATTGCCGACAACACCCTGTCCTCCGCCAACGCCAGACGCTACGGCGAGATCGTGATCGAGCGCGCGACACTGCGAACGCTGCGCGCCATTGGCGACGAGATCGCCACGGCAGCCATCGAGCCGGGCAAGAGCGCAGCCGAAAAGGTTGATGCAGCTCAAGCCAAGGTGATGTCTCTCACCGACCGAGTGAGCCGCAAGTTCGAGCCGGTGACGATCAAGGACGCGATGCGCCGCCACCTGTCGCGCATTGATGACCGCCGCGAGGGGCGCGTGCCGACCGGCCTGTCGACCGGCTTCCCTGACCTCGACAAACGGATGAACGGCGGGCTGCACCCGGGGCAGTTGATCATCCTTGCGGCGCGCCCCGGCGTCGGCAAGTCCGCCTTTGCGATGCAGGTCGCGCTGCACTTCGCGCTGAACGATCGCCCAGCCCTGTTTTGCTCGCAGGAGATGCCCGAGTCCGACCTGATGGACCGCATCACCTCGTTGCATGCCCGCGTGCCGCTCGGTCGCGTGATCCGGGCCAACGAGATGACGGGCGACGACTACGACCGCCTCACCGCGCTTGCGCCGCAACTGCTGGACACGCCGCTGATGCTTGACGAGCAGCCCTCACTCACGCTCATGGCGGTGCGCAGCAAGGTCCGCAAAGCGGCGCGCCAGCTCGGCCGCCTGGGCCTGCTTGTGGTCGATTACTTGCAGCTCATGGTGAGCGAAGAGTCTGGGCAGTCACGCAACGCCGAGATCGAGCAGATCAGCCGCGGTCTGAAGCAGCTCGCCAAAGAGTGCGGCATGCCGGTGATCGCGCTTTCGCAGCTTTCCCGCAAGTGCGAGGAGCGCCCCAATCGCCGCCCGCTGGCTTCTGACCTTCGGGACTCGGGCGCGATCGAGCAGGACGCCGACGCGATCCTCACCCTGTACCGGGACGAAATCTACAACCCGGATAGCGCCTACAAGGGGCTGGCCGAGCTCGGGATCATCAAGAACCGTCAGGGGCCCACAGGCGGGTTCGTGGGTCTTGCCTACCAAGGCGAATACACCCGCTTCGACTCCATGTTCGGCGACTGGCCGCAGCCGCAAGCGCAGAAGCAAGGCAAGAGGCGAGGGGGCTTCAATGACTGACATCGGCCAACTCCGCGCCGACTTCAAAGCCGTCTTTGCCAACTACCGCAAGACCGGCGAGCTATCCGAAGGAGAAGCCATGCAGCAGTACCGGGAGGCCGCGCAATCGGTGCAAGAGCACATGCACGACGAAAACTGGTTGCAGGCCGCTGCCGGTATGAGCTTCGCCCGCCAGATCGACGAGCAGCGCTACCGCGAGCAGACCGAGCGCCAGGCGCAGATGCCGGGCGCAATGGCGAACTCGTTCCGCTGCCATGGCTGCAAACAGGACCGGCTCATTGGCAGCCGAAAGGCGCTCGTCAAGGACACGACCCGCTACGGCTTCGTGTGCCGTGAGTGCGACGCGAAACGGCAGGCGCGGAAAGCGAAGGAGGCGGCGTGAATGAGTTGGCTCTTTTCGCGGGTTCAGGTGGAGGACTGCTTGCGTCTTCTCTCCTTGGTTGGAAAACCGTGTGCGCTGTCGAGCTGGATTGGTACTGCCGATGCGTTCTCGTCCAGCGACAAAATGACGGACTCACTAAATCCTTTTTTCCGTTATGGGATGACGTTCGTACCTTTGACGGCAGACCGTGGCGCGGGATCGTTGATGTTGTGTCTGGAGGCTTCCCTTGCCAAGCCTTTAGCACCGCTGCGGCAGGGAACAACACAGCAGACGATCTTTGGCCGGAAATGCGTCGAATCGTGGCAGATGTCGCTCCCCGGTACGTCTTTTCCGAGAACGTCAGCCGAGAAGCAATCGACGCGGCGGCAGACGACCTTGAGAAGATGGGTTACGAAACCCGCTGCATTGAGCTTTCCGCGCAAGACATGGGTGCAGACCACGTTCGGAGTAGATGTTGGCTTCTTGCATACACCGACGACCCGAGGGAATTACTGCGCACCGTCCATGCAGAAGTGGCCGTCATGCAGGGCTTATCGCCTCGTGTTTGGGAAAGTGACCCCGGAAAGCCACGAGTACCTGATGGGCTGGCCTATCGGATGGAGCGAATTGCGGCCACTGGAAATGGGCAGGTTCCAGTCGTGGCTGTCGGCGCACTTATCGCCCTCTGCGACGCAGGCTGAAAAGGAGGCCGCATGACCCGCAAGGAATCCGCGCTCGCGCACGTCGCCGCATTTCCGCTGCGTCGCCTGCAGCAGGCGGACTTGCTGGATGGTGTCGCGTGATGCTCCAGCCCATCCGCCGCGAGAAGAAATGCCGCGTATGCCCGACGCGGTTCACCCCGAGTCGCCCGCTCCAGGTCGCATGCTGCCCGGACTGCGCGCAGACGCTCGCGCGCCGCACCCGGGAGAAAGCCGAGAAGCGCGCCGCGACGATCGAGAAGCAGAAGACCCGCGCCGCGATCGAGGCGCTGAAGCCTCGCGCGAAGTGGCTTGCTGAGTGTCAGGCCATTGCGAACAAGTACGCCAGAGTGCGCGACGCCAAGGACGGGTGTATTTCGTGCGAAAAGCCGGCTTCGTGGCCTGGGCAGTGGCATGGGTCGCATTTTCGCAGTGTTGGCGCCGCCTCTGCTATTCGGCTGAACCTGTGGAACATCCACAAAGCGTGCTCGATATGCAACCGCCACCTTGGCGGGAATATCGCGGGGTACAAGCCGCGCCTGATCGCAAAGATCGGGCTTGAAAAGGTCGAATGGTTGGAGTCGCAAAACCATCTCGTGCGCTACGAAATCGAGTACCTGAAGCGCTACAAACGGGTGATGGGGAAGCGCCTCAAGCGGATGGAGAAGCGAAATGCAATGCAAGGTTGAAGGCTGCGATCGTGATGCCAAGTACAAATCTGCCCGCCTGTGTCAAAAGCATTACTTCAGACTTTGGAGGCACGGGAGCACTGACGGCAAACGTAAGGCAAGGGAGCGCTTCGAGGGCAAAGACGGATACATCTACGTCTACGCTCCCGACCACCCGCTGACGCCTGAAGGGCAGACGTATATCTCGGAGCAGAGAAAGGTTCTCTACGACAAGATTGGCCAAGGGCCGATGAACTGTGAAATTTGCGGCGTCGGGCTGACATGGAAAACCTGTCAAGCAGATCACATAGACGAGAACGCAAAGAACAACGACAGCGCGAACATTCGCCCGCTTTGCCGGCGCTGCAACGTATGGCGAAGCATGCCGCCCGCCGCGCAGAGGGTGAAAGGCGCAATAGTTCTTACGTACCAAGGCGAGACGAAGACAGCAAATGAATGGGCGCGAGACCCACGCGTTTGCGTGAGCGGCGGAACAATCAAGAACAGAAAGCGCGCCGGGATGACAGACGAGGATGCGCTATTCAGTAAAAAGAAAACGCACAAACTGGATAGCAAGAAGCTGCGCGAGATCACACAGGGGGCGCGGCATGGCCGTTGAGATCGGCGTCACCAAGGGCGACGACGGGAAGCTCCATGGCTGGACGCAGGCCGACGACATCGCGCTGCGGAAGATGCGCGCGAAGATGGCCCGACTGAAGCCCGGCGAAAGTCTGCGCCTGTCGTACAGCCAGCCGCGCAACCTAGGGCATCACAAAAAGTTCTTCGCGCTCGTGCAAGCGGTGGCCGAGAACAGCGAGGTCTACGACACCGTCGACAAGGCGCTGATCGGCATCAAGCTCGCAGCGGGGCACGTGGATTTCGTCCCACACCCTGGGACCGGCGAACTCACCGCTGTGCCGAAGTCCATCAGCTTTCAGAGCATGGATCAGATCGCGTTCAACGAATTCTACGAGCGTGCCGTGTCGGGCGTTATCGCCCACATCTGCCCGCACATGAACCGCATGGACCTGGACGAGGCAATCGAAACGGTGGGGCACTTCTGATGATCTGCGCTAACTGCCGCCGCTCGATCAAGCGGGTCGCCGCACAAGTCGGCCGGATGAAGTTCGGCCGCATCTGTGCGCGACGGCTCGGCTTGATTGAGCAGACATTCTCGCGACTCCCTATTCCGCCTGGGCCACCCCGCGACCCGCTGACCCCTGACCTTTTCGCCGACGAGGAACCCCGACATGAATGACGCCGCCAAGACCTCGAAATCCACCGCCGAGACGATCCTGGAGGCCATTCAGGATCTCCACTCACGAGAGCAGATCGTGACCCGCGAGACGCTGGCCGAAATCACGCAGCTCAAGCTGACCACGATTGATGACCGCCTCGCCTACCTCGTCGACAACGGCCGCATTCGGCGAGTGCAGCGCGGGGTGTTCGTGCCCGCAGAGCAGCACCGCCCGGCCCGCCCGATCTCGCGCACACTTTGCCCGGACGGCACGTCGGTTCTTGAGGTGGGGGACTCGGTGATGATCCTTACCCCCCGCGAGGCCCGCATGATCGGCGAGCTCATGGCCGGCAGCAGCCAGCAGTACGCCGCGATCGAGATCGGGCACGAGGCCGCACGCCTCAATGCAGTGCTCCAGGCGCAAATCAGCGAAGTCCGCCGTGAAGTGGCACGTATGGGTCTCACCAAAGAGGAAGATCATCATGCAATTCGAGATAACTGAGGTTGCAAAACGCGTTCTGCTGGAGGGATTCCCGGCTGATGTGCCGGAGTCAGGGAGTCCGATCGACAACGGGCGGCTGCGATTCGATTCTCTGCGCGTCGAGGCGGTGGACGACGCGATCGGCGGTTATCGCCTCGTGCTGGCGCTTCATGGGCGAGACGTGGCGACGTCCAGGATCGGCGAGTTCGCGCCCGGGATGACGCTGCACCTTCATGGCATCGAGGCAACAATGGAGCTCCGCATAGCGCGCTCATGAAATTTCCCTTGCACTCTCTCTGTATAGTGTGTAGTATGCAATCACGGTGATTGCAGGGCGGCACCACAGACCGGAGAGAGATCATGTCACGTATCATCATCAAGACCCGCAAAGAAGGCGAAATGTCGTTCTGGTGCAAGGCGGACGGCGGGTATGTGTGGCTGGAGAGCCCAGGGAAGCCCGGCACCCTGGGAGACCAGATTTGTGAGGGCGGCGGCTTTCGTGGATCGACGCTTTCGGCGAGCGAGAAAACGCTCGGCGACGTGGCCCGAAAGTGGCTGCGCCAGCGCCGCGAGGCAGAACGCAAGGCGATGGCGTAAGGGGGCTGCTGTGATGATCCGCACTCAACTTGGAACAGGAGCCCCGCGCGAGCTTCAGGGCGCCCACTTCACCCTTGACCGAGACTGCCGATCGGTCAGCTTCGGCCGCGCCGGCAGCGACTGGATGCCATACAGCGACCTGATCGGCGCGATCGACGCCCCGGACGTGATGCCCGCTGGCGGGATGAACAGCACGGAGTGGGTGAACGGGGTCGGGAAGCCCGTCGCCCGCACGAGCGAAACACGGCGCGAGGACTGAGCCATGAAGCAGACAAAGGGGCGGCTCACCCGCGACGGCGCCGAGGTGCGCCGGGTTCAGGTGATGCTGGACGAAGCGACCATCGAGCGCGCAAAGGCGCTCGGGGACGGGAACGCGAGTCAAGGCATCAGAAGGGCGGTTAAGGAAGCGGCGGAGCAAAAAAACGAAGAAAGTGCTTGCATGAGCACGCAATGCGTGCTCTAATAGAGTCACTGAAGCACACGGCACACGCCGAACCGGCGCCCCGCGGACCAGGGGCAGGGAGATTGAGATGAACGCAACCAAGACCGCCCACTACACCCAGTTCGGGGTGTCCACTCAGCCCAGCGTTGCCGACCCCTCGGGCTACATCGAATTCCGTGACGGATTCGAGAAGCTGCCTGAGTCCGAATGGACCACCGCGGAACGGTGGATCTCCGAGCGCGAAGCGGAGATTGAGGAGTGGCGGGGTGAATAATCCCGAGCCGAGCGAGATCCGCGCCGCCCGCGAGGCGGCCGGACTGACCCAGGAACAGGCCGGCGAGCTGATCCACGGCTCCCGGCGAGCTTGGCAGGACTACGAGAGCGGGGTGAGGAAGATGCACCCAGGGCTGTGGGAGCTGTTCCAAGCGAAGGCGAACGACATGGGCGCACTGAAAACCATCACGATCTACGCAGCCGGCTGGTACAGCGCGGCAGCGGGCCGCTGTGAATCGGGCGTGTTCGATGGCCGCATTGAGTTCCCGCAGGCGCTTCACGCACCGCTGTTTGATCTTCTCTGCGAAGAGGCGATGGAGCATGAGCGGTTTGAGCCGCGCGAAAAATGGATGCGCGCGGCCCGTGGGCTTGGATTCAAAATGGAAGCCTTTGCGCGCAGCGCGGGGCTGTCTTTGCCGCGCGGCGATTGGCTGATTTCCCCGATGTATGACGCAGCTTATGTGCATTGGGGCATGGGCGTGGTGTAGCCGGCGCTTAGTCGCAAGCTTGCGGCTCCGGACGGACAATACTCGATGGCCGAAGTGGCGTAACCCGCCACGCCCCACAAAGACCCCGCTCCGGCGGGGTTTTTCATTTCCGCCGCCCCTCTGTAGGGCTGGACTGCCCCGCGGCTGCTGAAGAGCATGTCGCTCATGACACGCAAGACCACCGCCGCGACGAAGAAGGCCGCAGCCACCCCGAAGGCTGTGCGCAAACTCGCGCCCATGCAGAGCGTCTTCGTCCAGGAATACCTGATCGACCTCAACGCAACTCAGGCCGCCATCCGGGCCGGGTACAGTGCAAAGACCGCCGAGCAGCAGGGATACCAGCTCCTGCAGAAACCTTCAGTTCAGGCCGCGATCGCTGCGCGGCAGAAAGAGCGCGAACAGCGAACCGCCGTCACCGCAGACCGCGTGCTGCTCGAGGCCGCGCGCCTCGCCCTGTTCGACCCGCGCAAGCTTTTCAACGACGACGGAAGCCCGAAAGGCATCACCGAGCTGGATGACGACACCGCCGCGGCTGTGGCCGGCATCGAGGTGGTGGAGCAGTTCGAGGGCTCGGGCAAGGATCGCGTCTTCGTAGGCTACCTCAAGAAATACCGCATCGCCGACAAGAACTCGGCTCTCGAAAAGCTCTTCCGCCACCACGGCCTCTACGAGCGCGACAACGAGCAGAAGACCGACCCGCTGACCAGCCTGCTGCACGCCATTGCAGGCGGCAACGGCAGTGCATTCAAGCCTGTCGCAGACGACCCGGAGCGCGAAGAGCAGGGCGAGGACTGACGCATGGCGATCGTGCGCAACGAGCCGCTGCTGCCGCTGCCGACAACGGCTGAAGAGCTGGCGCGCTGCCTCGCCGATCCTGAGTGGCGCCTGTTCTCGGGCTGCCTCTACAAGATCATGGTCAAGGGCGACGACAAGATCCGCCCGGATGGCACGATCGAAGAGGCGGACTCGTTCGTCCTGCCGTTCAAGCCCAATCGTGCCCAGCGCCGATTCATCCGCCGGCTGTGGCATCGAAACCTGATCCTCAAGGCGCGACAGCTCGGCTTTACGACGCTGATCGCCGTGCTGTGGCTGGATCACGCCCTGTTCAACGCGCACCAGCGCTGCGGCATCATCGCCCAGGACCGCGAGGCCGCCGAGGCCATCTTCCGCGACAAGGTGCGGTTCGCCTACGAGAGCCTGCCGGCCGAGATCCGCGAACGCTTCCCGCTCGAGCGCGACGCCGCATCCGAACTGCTCTTCGCCCACAACAACAGCAGCGTGCGCGTGGCAACCTCGATGCGATCGGGAACGATCCACCGGCTGCACGTTTCCGAGTTCGGGAAGATATGCGCGAAGTACCCGGATAAGGCCCAGGAAGTCGTTACCGGATCCATCCCGGCCGTCCCCATGAATGGCGTGCTGGTGATCGAGAGCACCGCCGAGGGCCGCGACGGCGACTTTTTCAAGATGGTGCAGATCGCCGAGGCCAACGAGGCCAGCCGCAAGGCGCTCACGGCGCGCGACTACCGCTTGCACTTCTACGCTTGGTGGATGGAGCCGAAGTACCGCATCGACGCCTACACCGTCGATCTGACGCGCGAGGACCACGAGTATTTCGAGAAGGTCGAGATCGAGGTCAAGAAGGCGCTCGGGCTGGACCTTCGCCTGGATGCCGAGCAGAAGGCGTGGTACGCCGCGACCAAGCGCGCCGACTTCAGCGGCGCAGAAGAGCGGATGTGGCAGGAGTACCCATCCTACCCGGCCGAAGCCTTCCAGGTGAGCACCGAGGGCAACTGGTACGCGAAGGACATGCTCGAGCTGCGCAAGCGCGGCGGAATCACCCGCGTGCCGCGCCTGGATCTGCCTGTCAACACGTTCTGGGACATCGGCAACTCGGACGGCACCGCGATTTGGTTCCATCAGGATCTGCGCGGCGAGGACAGGTTCATCGACTACTACGAGGACCACGGCGAAGACTTGCGCCACTACGTCGCCGAGCTGCGCGCCAAAGGCTTCGTGTTCGATACCCACTACCTGCCGCACGACGCCGACCACAAGCGCCTGTCCGACTACAACCGCAGCACGCGCGAGATGCTGCAAGACCTCATGCCCGGCGAGCGATTCGCCATCGTTCCGCTCATCACCGAACTGGTGACGGGCATCCAGCAGACGCGCAAGCACCTCAAGGGCGCGTACTTCGATGAGACCGGGTGCGACAAGGGCATCAAGCGCATCGAGGGCTACCGAAAGCGCTTCAACCGCACCGAGGGCCGCTACACGAGCGACCCGGACAAGGCTAATGGATGCAGCGAAGGCGCCGACGCACTGCGCCAGTGGGCGCAAGCCAAGGAGCTGGGCATGGTCGGTAGCGCATCCAAGCAACAAAGCTACGACGAACCCCCGCCGCCCGACTGGCGCACCTGACCCCCCCGGAGCGCATGATGCTCGCAGAACAGACCCGCACCACCGACGAAACCGAACTGCAAAACGCCGACGAGCCGATCACGATCGACGAGTTCGCGCAGTTCGTCCGCGAGGCCATCAACCAGCCGCCATGGCGCGCGAACGCCGACAAGGAAGCCGACTACGCCGACGGCAACCAGCTCGACAGCGACTTGCTGAAGAAGCAGGCCGCACTCGGCATCCCGCCAGCGAAGGAAAACATCATCGGCCCGGCGATCCGCGCTGTCTGCGGTTACGAAGCCAAGACCCGCACCGACTGGCGCGTGACGCCCGACGGCGACCCGGGCGGGCAGGACGTTGCCGACGCGCTGAACTACCGGCTCAACCAAGCCGAACGGCACAGCCACGCCGACCGCGCGCTGTCCGACGCATTCCGCCCGGCGGCCACTGTCGGCATCGGCTGGGTGGAAGTGACGCGCGCATCGAACGCGCTCCAGTTCCCGTACAAGTGCCGCGCCGTGCATCGCAATGAGATCTGGTGGGACATGCAAAGCGTCGAGCCGGACCTGTCGGATGCGCGCTGGCTGTTCCGCCGCCGCTGGGTGGATCGCCAGCGTGCCGCGCGAATGTTCCCCGAGCACACCACGATCATCATGCACTCCGCGGACAAGTGGATCGCGGATCTGGCAGGAGAAATGCTCGAGGGCGGGCAATCGACCGGGCTCGCCCAAGCGATCGATGCCGAGCGCGCATGGACAGTGCAGGAAGACAACTGGTTCAACGACGAAAACCAGCAAGTCTGCCTGACCGAGCTCTGGTATCGCCGCTGGTCCGAGGTCACGATTCTGCGTGCGCACACTGGCCGCGCAGTCGAGTACGACCCGGCCAACCCGGCCCATGATGCGATGGTGCAGTCGCGCCGCGGCGTGCTCGAGCGCCAGATCATCCCGAAGATGCGCCGCGCATACTTCATGGGGCCGCATGTGCTGGACGACGGCCCGACGCCGCACCCGCATGAGAATTTCCCCTACGTGCCTGTGTGGGGCTCGCGCGAGGACATGACCGGCATCCCCTACGGCCTCGTGCGCGACATGCTATTCCCGCAGGACAACCTCAACGCCAGCATTTCCAAACTGCGCTGGGGAATGTCCGCATCGCGCACCGAGCGCACGAAGGGCGCCGTCGCAATGGCCGACGAGGTATTCCGCCGCATGGCTGCCCGCGTCGACGCCGACATCATCCTGGACGCCGATCACATGGACCGGCCCGGCGCGAGGTTTGAGGTCAAGCGCGACTTCCAGCTCAACGCGCAGCAGTTCCAGCTCATGGAGGACAGCCGGCGCGCGATGGAGCGCGTATCCGGCGTGACGGCAGCCTTCCAGGGCCAGAAGGGCACCGCCGCATCGGGCATTCAGGAGCAGACGCAGCTTGAGCAGTCCCAGGTCGCTGTTGCTGACCTGATGGACAACTTCAAGGAAGCCCGCCGCCAAGTCGGCGAGCTCCTGATGTCGCTGATCCTGCACGACATGGGCCGCGAGGAACAGACGGTCGTGATCGAGGGCGACACACTCAACCCGCCGCGCTCCGTCGTGATCAACAAGCCCGAGATCGACCCGGCAACCGGAATCCAGTACCTGAGCAACGACGTGCAGCGCACGCGCCTCATGGTCGCGCTGGAGGACGTGCCGAGTTCGAGCAGCTTCCGCGCGCAGCAGCTTGCCGCGCTGTCCGAAGCGGTGAAGTCGCTCCCGCAGGATCTTCAGACCGTGGTGATGCCGTTCATGGTCGACCTCATGGACCTGCCGCGGAAACAGCAGATTGTGGAAGCCATCCGGCAGGCAAGCGGACAGGCCAACCCTGAGCAGCTCCGCGAGCAGATCAAGCAGGAGCTGATGTTCGAGCTCAAGGAGCGCGAGCTGGCGCTGCGCGAACGCGAGATTGCGGCCCGCGAGAAGCTGATCGCCGCGCAGACGGTGCAGACCGGCGTACAGGCGAGCTACAGCGCGATCCAAACGGGCGCGCAGATCGCGCAGATGCCGCAGATCGCTCCGATTGCTGACGTGGTGATGGCTGGTGCTGGATACGAACGTCCGAATCCGATGGGCGACGACCCCAACTTCCCGCAGCCAGCCGCGCCCGCCGTCGCAGCACAGGCCCAGGTCGCGCCCGAGGTGCAGCAGAACACCAGCCCAACTTTCCCCCCTGTGCCTGATAATGGAACTTCGCCCATGCAGGGCATCGAGACGCCGGAGACGGCCGACAACCTACCGCAAGGAGTTGAGCAATGAGCACGACAAAGACGTACATCGGAACCAAGGTAATCCATGCGCTCCCGATGACCCGCCAGGCGTACAACGACTACCGCGGCTGGCAACTGCCGGACAACGAAGACGGAGCAGATGACGGCTATCTGGTCGAGTATGCCGACGGCGGCAAAGCCAACGACCCGCGGCACGCCGGCTATATCAGTTGGAGTCCCAAAGATGTGTTCGAGCGCTCCTATCGGGCGAGCCATGACATGACGTTCGGCCAAGCCCTGGAGGCCCTAAAGGTCGGGCAGAGGGTGGCTCGAAAGGGCTGGAACGGGAAGGGTATGTGGCTTTCGCTCTCTGGGCCTCTTGGAGGCCGAAAGATCGGCAACGAGTCGTTTTGGTCGGAGAACAATGCGCGGTATGCCGCCGAACAGCTGGATTGTGCCGCAACCGTTCTTCCGTGCATCACGATGAAGACCGCTACCGGTGAAATCCTCATGGGCTGGCTGGCTTCGCAGACAGATATGCTGGCCGAAGATTGGGAGATTCTGCCGTGAACGACCATCAGATCGAGCAGGAAATCCAGGCCAAAGGGCTGACCGCGCCGCGCGTCACGCCGGAGGACATCGAAGCGAACATCGTCAGCGAGCACTACTTTACCGCTGGTAATGGGCGAGATGGAGACGGTGCAATTTCTATTGGCCCCGATCGGTTCGGCAAGAAAACTGGGCAGGCCCTAGCGCTCCTGACCTTCTGCGTCCTCGTCCTGCGAAACGGCTTCACCGTGACAGGCGAGAGCGCATGCGCCAGCCCGGAGAACTTCGACGCCGAGCTTGGCCGCAAGATCGCCCGTCAGAACGCCGTGCAGAAGATGTGGCCGCTGATGGGCTACCACCTGAAGCAGAGGCTCGCCGAAAGCTGAAGCGCTCGTATCGAGCGATGAGACCGAAGCCCGCCGAGCGCGGGCTTTTTTGCGCCCGCATTTCCCGTACTACGCCCTAATTTCCCGCAGGGTTTCCCGCACGCTTTCCCATTTCCCGCGCGGGAATGCCGCGCCTGCCGGATTTCCACAAATATCCGCAGGAAGCTACCCGTCATCCGGGTGCTTGCTACGTAGCGCGATAGCGCTGCGCGCGCCTCTGCGCCTCTGCGCTGTGCATCCGCCCAATCCTTACCCCCTGTAGGGCTGGAGCCTTGTGCATTCGCCCAACCAAACTGCCCGCGCAATGTTGCCCGCAGCTTGGATAAGCGCAAATGAGCATGACCGCCGCCGAACTCCTCGAGGCCGCCCTGGACGGGACGCTTCAGGACGATGACGCCCCCGCCGAGCAGCCGGACGCCAGCACCGAAGGCGTGCCCGCTGCCGCCTCTGCCGACGAAGGCCAGACCGAAACGCAGGACGCCAGCACCGAGACGGAAGTCGAGGGCGCGCCGATCCTCTCCAAGTCCGGCGCCTACACGATCCCCTACGAGAAGCTGGCCGAGGCCCGCGAAGCCCGCAAGGCCGCGCAGGACCGCATCGCGCAGCTCGAGCAGCAGGTAGCCGAGCTGACCAGCGCCCAGCAGCGAAACCTCGCCGCCGTGCAGGCCGACGCGCAGGACCGCGCGAACGCCGGGCAGGCGCAGACCGCGACCGACGCGAACCTCGCCGTCGCCACGAAGGCGATGACCGAGGGCGTCGATCTGTCGATTTTCGGCGACTTCTCCGAAGAGGACTTGGCAAAGGGCGTGGCCGAGCTCAATCGCCGCGCGATGGAGACCGTTCGTGCCGAGCTGCACGACACCATCCGCCGTGAGCTCGCCCCCCTTCGCGCGCAGGAAGCCAAGACGGCGACCGCCTCCCACTACGACGCGATCTACGCCGCCCACAAGGACGCGGACGAGATTGTCGAGTCGGCCGAGTTCGCCGCGTGGCGCGACAACCTGCCCGCGTTCGCCAAGGCCGGCGTCGAGCGCGCACTGACCAAGGGCGAAGCGAAAGACGTGATCGAGGTCTTCGACGCCTTCCGCGCCACCAAGCCGCCGCAACCCAACCCCAGCACCGCACGCACCGCGCCGGAGGCGCCTGTCCGCCGTGTGCCGAACTCCCTGTCCGAAGTGCCCGGAGCGGCGCCCATGGACGAAACGCAGCAGACCCTCGCCGCAGCCGGCAACACATCCGCCTTGCTCGACCGCATGGCCGCGATGACCCAAGAGCAACGCGACGCCCTGCTGGACAACCTCATCTGAATCCATAGGAGTCATCGAACATGACCACCAAGACCAACGTCCCGGCTTCCGCCGCGGATAAGCAGCGCGTCCTCGCCGCGGGCCTCTTTGCCCAGGCGATGCAGCGCAACAGCACCATGGGCCGCCTGTCCGGCCCCATGCCCAAGGGCGAGGCCGCAGCCGGTGAAGTCGTGCGCAAACAGACCAGCACCGATCTGCCGATCGTCAAGACCATGGACCTGTCGCGCGGCAAGGGCGATGAGGTCGAGTTCCAGTTCCTGCAGCCTGTTGGCGCCTACCCGATCATGGGCAGCGAGACCGCCGAGGGCAAGGGCACCGGGCTGAGCTACGACACCGCCCGCGTACGCGTCAATCAGGCGCGCTTCCCGGTCGATCTCGGCGACACCATGACGAGCATCCGCTCGGCCGTGGATTTCCGCCGCCTGGGCCGCCCGGTCGCGCAGTCGCTGATGGACAGCTACATGGACCAGTCCCTGCTGGTGCACATGGCCGGCGCGCGAGGCTTCCATGACAACATCGAGTGGCGCATTCCGGTCGCCGCCAACCCGAAGTTTGCCGCCATGGCGGTGAACCCGGTCAAGGCGCCGACCAAGAACCGCCACTTCATTGCCGACGGCACCAACGGCATCATCCCGTTCGCGCTCTCGGGTGCGGATGTGGACATTGCGACCACCGACGTTCTGAGCATGGACGTGGTGGATGCGATCCGCACGACCATGGAGTCGATCGCCCTGCCGCCGCCGGCCGTCAAGATCCCCGGGGACGTGGTGGCCGAAGACTCGCCGCTGCGCGTGCTGCTGGTCTCCCCGGCGCAGTACCACTCGTTCGCTCAAGACCCGAACTTCCGCCAGTTCCAGGCCAACGCCCTGGCGCGCGCGAGCAAGGCCAAGCAGCACCCGCTGTTCCTGGGCGAGTGCGGGCTGTGGAACGGCGTCCTCATCATGAAGATGCCCAAGCCGATCCGCTTCTACGCGGGCGACGCCATCAGCTACTGCGCCAGCCATACCGCCGAGACCGAGGCGACCGCGCTGGTGCCGGCCGGCTTCGGCACGACCCACGCGATCGACCGCGCCATCCTGCTCGGCGGCCAGGCGATCGCCCAGGCGTTCGCTGCGTCCGGTCACGGCGGCATGCCCTTCTTCTGGAAGGAGAAGGAGTTCGACCACGACGACAAGATGGAACTGCTGATCGGCGCCATCCAGGGCATCAGCAAGGTTCGCTGGCTGGTCGATCAGGGCAACGGCGTGAAGCACTACACCGACCACGGCATCGTCGCCATCGACACCGCCGTGCCCATCATCGGCGCGCGCCAGTAACGCGACCACCTGAGCAACAGGGCGTCACCTGACCCGGTGGCGCCCGCCAAGGAGAACTGAACACCATGTCCACCATCACCAAACTCGGCATCCCCGACCCGTCCAACCAACTCGGCGCGGCGCCCTACGGCAACCTGACCGCGTTTCGCTACGTCCTGAAGACCGTCGCATCTGGCGCCGTGGAAGGTGGCGATTCGACCGCGGCCGTCGCTTCGGGCGACACCGTGAAGATCGGCCTTCTGCCGGCGGGCTTTTGCCTGATCGACAGCGAGGTCGTCGTCAAGACCGGACTCACCGCCACCATCACCGCCAAAGTGGGCTTTGCCTACGCCGACGGCGTGGATTCGACGGCCGTGCCGCAAGACGACGACTTCTTCGGCACCGGCATTACCGTGGCGACCGCCGGCCGCTACCGCAACGCGACCAGCAACACCAGTGTGACCCTGCCGAAAGAGGCATGGCTGACGCTGACCACCGCGATCGCGGCCAACGCCAAGGCGTCGGAGCTGGAAATCATCGTCTTCGCCATCAACGAAGGTGTGGCGTAACTGCCATGAATCGGCCGGCTGGGTGATCCCCGGCTGGCCGATTGCACGAGAGGACAGCATGCAACTCATCGCCGTGAAGTACGAGGGCAAGAAGCCCTACCGGGACCGCACGCCGCTGCGCAACGAGTGGGAGCCCGGCGACGCCAAGCGCGTTCCCGAGCGTGACGCCCGGACGCTGCTGCGCTTTGCCGAATTCAGCCGCGCCGACGAAGCGGAACTCACCGAGCAGCCCGGCGATGCCGAGGCCGCGATTGCCGCCCAAGCCCAGCGCGAGCACGACGAGCGCAACGAGACCGAGGCCATGCTGATGCTGGTCGACACGATGGACAAGGGCGCGCTCGAAGCCTATGCGCTCAAGTACGAGGTCCACCTCGACAAGCGCCGCGGCCTGGACACGCTGCGCGGCGAGGTCGTGAGCCTGATCGAGCAGTTCGGAGCGCGCTGACATGACGCTCGCCGAGCTCGTTGCGCGCTACCGCGTGGCCGCGCATGACATCGAAGTTCCGGGCTTTTGCTCGGACGAAGAGGTCCGCGACTATCTCAACGAAGCCCAGGGCGAGGCCGCCATCCGCGGGCGCATGCTGCGGGTGACGGCTGAAACGCACCCCGGGCTGTGCGAGATTGCGGTTACGGCGGGCGTTGCCCATTACGCCCTGGACCCAAGGCTCTACGAACTGAGCTACCTCGCGTGGCGCGCTACCGGCGACCCTCTGCGCTCGCCTCTGGCCCTGCGCACGCGCGAGTGGATGGACCGCAACGTGATGTACTGGCGCGACATGCCGGCGGACGACCCCTGCTACCTTGTGAAAGATGGGCTCTCTGTCCAGCTTGTGCCCGCGCCCGGCAGCGACGGCGAGCTGCTGCTCGAGGGATACAGCACGCCCGCTGCGCCGATGGCTTCCGACACCGACGAGCCCGGGATTCCGAGCGTTCATCACATCCACCTTATCCAGTGGGCGCTGCATCGCGCCTTCTCGAAGCCGGATGCGGAGCTCTTCGACCCAAATCGTTCCGCGCTGGCCGAGGCCGAGTTCTCGCGCTACTTCGGCGCGCGCCCGGATGTCGATCTGCGCAGCGACACGCGCGAGGATGAGCCGCAGCACATCGTTGCGTGGCTATAAGCCCCCTGTAGGGCTGGATGGTCGCCCGGATGGCAGCAAGACTGCGCACAATACGCACGACAGCCGACGCCATGCCGAAACTCACCGCAGACATCAAGCCCAGCCAAACCATCACGATCGGCGACACCACCGTGCGGCTCGAGCGCAAGTCGGGCCAGATCGCCCGACTGGTGATCGACGCGCCGGAGCAAGTCCGGATCACGCTCCCAAGGCAAGCCGGTTCCGCAAAAACGGGGGGCCGCTCCGATGCCTGAATCCGATATCAACGTCGTCATCACGCGCCTGGGAATCCTCTCGGATGACGTCGGAGAGCTGAAAGAGACGCTGCGCCAGATCGCGTCCGCAGTCACCCGCCTCGCCCTCGTGGAAGAGCGCCAGATGCAGACCAACGAAGCGCTGAGCCGGGCGTTCAAGCAGATCGACAAGCTCGACATGAAGCTGACCGGCATCGAACAGCGCCTCGGCACGCTGGAGCGCATGCAGCCGTTGCAACAGCAAACGAACGGGTGGGTGATGACGTCGGTGTGGATCGTCGCAGGGGCTGCAGTGATGTTCGTCGCCAAGAAAACGGGGATCCTGTCGTGAACTTCGAGCGGGCGTTCGAGAAGCTGATCGACCACGAGAAGGGCCTGAGCCTTGACCCGAAGGATCGCGGGAACTGGACGACGGGCGTGATCGGAAAGGGCGAACTCAAGGGCACCAAGTACGGCATCAGCGCCATGAGCTACCCGCACCTGGACATCCGTAACCTCACCCTGGCTGACGCGAAGGCGATCTATCGCAGCGACTTCTGGGGGTGCTCTGACGACTTCCCTGATGCTGTGCGATTCGACTTCTTCGACGCTGCCGTGAACTCCGGCTACCTGCAGTCGGTGAAGTGGTTGCAACGCGCAGCCGGCGCGACAGACGACGGGGTAATTGGGCCGAAGACGATGCTTGCAGTGCGCATGGCGGACCCGCAGCGGCTGGCGAAGCGATTCAACGGGCATCGGCTGGGCGCCATGGCTGACATGCAGGGCTGGCCCTCGCAGGGCCGGGGCTGGGCGAGACGCATCGCAGCGAACTTGCTGGAGGCATGACATGGACTGGAAAGACCTTGCGGCGGCCGTCGCCAAGTCCGCCCCCGCGCTCGGGGTCGCGCTGGGCGGTCCGGCGGGCGCGGCCGTTGGTGGCCTGATCGCCGCCGCGTTCGGCGTGGATCGCAGCGCGCAAGCCGTGGCAGAAGCCGTGGCGCACGACCCCGGTGCGGCCGTGAAGCTGCGCGAGATCGAGTTGCGGCACGCCGAAGTGCTGGCCGAACTGATGACCCAGCGCTACCTGGGCGAGATGGCCGACACGCAGCACGCCCGCACGACGCACCGGGACAGCCAGATGCCCGCGATTCTGACCGTGGCGCTCTTCCTGATGGTCGTCGGCCTGATCGCTGCGCTGATGTACCAGCCGACGCCCGAGAGCAATAGCGAGGTGATCTACCTCGTGACCGGCCAGATTATCGGCGCTTTCGCCACCGCGATTGCCTATTGGTTGGGCTCGAGCCGCGGCAGCGCCGAGAAGCAGCGCCAACTGGAGCGCACGCGATGAGCTACCAGGAACTCCCGATGTCCTGCCGCCAGTGCGCGCACCGGCACAGCCAGTACATCTACCCGAGTTGGTCGCACAAGTGCCTGAAGACGAAACCTATGGTCGAGGGTTGCAACTGGAAGCAGGCCCGCCATCCGAATTTCGAGGAGAACGAACGTGCTGGCTCCGGTAACTGACCTTGCCCGCTGGAAGGCGGCGCACTCCCGCCCGCTGGTGATCGACTACTGCCGATGGAATCAGGCGGTCGAGGTCGCCATGCGCGCAAACCTAAACGCATGGATCACGCTGACGTTCGTCTGGCCGCGCGTGATGCTGCGAACCACTTTCGGAATCTAAGGAGCTCACATGACCAACAGCGCACGACTCAGCGGGAGGCCGTCCTCATCCGCCGCCTACAATGTGGGCGATGTCGTCGATACACCAGACTCGGCCATCAAGTCGTGGCGGTATCTCGGAGCGGGCGAATGGGAGCCGAATGACGCGGTTCGCTACACGACGGGCCCGGGTGGGGGGAATAGAAATCGCGGCGCGGTCGTGCGCGCGGGCGATGCAGTCTCCGGCCTGCCGGCTGGTCGCCTCGCGGAGCTGCTGTCGTGGGTTAAGCCGTCGCATCTGCCGATCATCGACCCGGCGCAGTTTGTCGGCATGGCGCCGATCACGACGACGGATATGTCGATTACGCACGAGCCCGGCGCGGGCGACTACTCCGCCGATGCAATTCGGGTGGCTACGTCTGCGGCGGCGACGAACAAATCTCTGTTGTTGCCGCTGCCGGCTGCGCTGGAATCGGGAGTGGCTGCGCGTCCCGTGCGCGCCGGCCAGCAAGTGCACTTTCGGATCAAGTGCAGCGACTGGACGAAGGTCACACGGCTGTACATCGGATTGTGCCAAGACGGCGGGTTTGCAAATCGGCGCTTCTTCAATCTGTGCGCTGATAGTGCGGGGTCGTCGTTCGGGCATCGGGACGCGGCGTATGACGCGGCGTGGAGCGGCAAATACCGCACATTCCCGGCTTGCGCCACCCGCTTTCTGTCGGCTGGAACGCCGTCTGCGTGGGGCGCTGATGCGAAATACTTCTCGCCGATTACGGGGGTTTTCTTCACTGTTTCGGCCACGGCAGCGGTGACGTTTGATGTAGATCGCATCTACTCGCCCGACTGGCCCGTTGGGATTGTGACCCCGATTTTCGACGGTTGGTATCAGTCCGCGCGTGAGCTGGTCGAGCGCGAGTTCCTGCCGCGCGGATGGGGCGCAGGAGGGTCCGCGAACGAGGTCGGCGCGGGCGGGATTACGCCGACGTATGCACAACTTGTCGAGGTTGCGCGCCAGGGTTTTGATGTGTTTTGCCACGGCCACGACATCGCCGAAGACGGCCGTCCGCAGGGCATGTCGAGTGCTGTGACCGCTGCGCGCTATGCGCTGATTCTGTCCCAGCAGCGCCGTGCGCTAATCGACGCCGGGGTGGCTCCGAGGGGGATGCGCTGGCATCAGTGGTTGCAGAACCTGGGTGACTACGCGGGCGGGGATATGGCGGGTCTGCTTCGCGCACAGAGCATCGTTGCGTCGCGCGGCCCGTGCTCCGATGCGCGATGGGGCATCAACCCGGCATCCGTGGCAACCACAATCCCGCTGGCGTGGTCAGATAACGCGACGTACCTCCCGATGGGCGGGCAGTACAACCGAATTTTCCAGAGCGCATACGAGAACATCCCGCAAGGGGCGGCATACGACCACCCCGGCACTATCGACACTCGTCCGACCCTGCGGAAGCGCATCGAGTACGCCGCGTGGGCTGGCCTGCCTGTATGTCCGTATCATCACAACATTCTTGATGCGCCCGGACCCTATGATGTGTCGACCGCGTTTGCGAGGGACTGGATTGCACACATGGAGTCGCTCGAAAAAGCCGGCTCGCTGTTGGTCCTGAACCCGACGACCCTCGAAGACCTGACGTTTGCGCGAGCGGACGGAGTGCGTATGGGCTGGGATGGCGAGTGGTATGGAGATGACGGATCAATCGCGTTCTAATCCCCCTCGCGCGCCCCTTGCTGCGCGCACTGACCCGGCAGGCTCCGGGATGCCGAGACGATCGGCGCAGCGCCCGGCCCCGTGCCGGGCGTTGTCTGTTGATGCACCGTCGCCGTGCCTTCCCCTCCTGACCGCCTGTAGGGTTTGCCGCGTATCCGTCCTGATCCTACGATGGCGCGAAGTTCCACGGCGCACGCGCGCCATAACAGGACGTAGATCGTTCATGGCAATCGCTCCGATTGGCCCCTTCGCCGGCATCAACAATCGCCTACCCGACCACAAGCTCGGCATTGTGTCGCGCGGTCAAAAGGCCGGCGACTATCTGCGCAACGCGGTCAATGTCGATCTGACCGCAGCCGGAACGCTGCAACGGCGCAAAGGGACCACGCTTGCACTCGCGGGCGCGGACTGCCATAGCCTGTGGGCGGACGAGCAGGGCGCGTACTTCGTGGATGGCGGCGACCTGAAGACCTTTCCGGCTGGCGAGGTCGTGCGCAGCGGGCTGACTCCGGGGCGGCGCGTGAGCTTTGCCCGCTTCGCCAATGGGGATCTGTACTGGAGTAACGGTGTCGTTCTTGAACGCATCCGTGACGGCGTGAGCGAGACTGCCGGGCTTCCGGTCCCGGATGCCGCTCCATCGGTCGCAGGGGCTTCTGGCGGCGCACTCCCTGCCGGCTGGTATCAGGTGGCAATCACCCTCGAATCTCCGGACGGCGAAGAGTCTGGATCGTCCTGGCCGGTTGCTGTGCAAGTCTCGGAGAATGGGGTGTTGGAAGTCTCTACGCTTCCTGCCGGGACAAAACGCATCTACGTGTCGCCCTGCAACGGCGACGTGCTGTTTCATGCCGTCACCACGACTGCATCCACCTACCGATTCCCGGTAACGCCACAGCAGGGGGCGCAACTGCAAACGCTCGGCTTTCTCCCCATGCCTGCCGGCTCCATCGTTCGCGTACATAATGGCCGGCTGCTGACCGCAGACCGCAACGGGCTGTATTACTCCGAGCCCTACGCGCCAACGTGGCACAACCCGCTGCGGGGATACATCCCATTGCCGGGCATCACCCTTGTGGAGCCAATGCAGGCAGGCGTTTACATCACAACGGCCGATCGCACGTACTGGCTGGCCGGCGCGGATATCGCAGGGGATGCGGCGCTAGTTGATCTGCTTCCCTACGGCGCCGCGGCAGGGTCGAGCACGCGAATAAACAACGCCCTTGATGTGGCGTGGTATTCGCAGCGCGGGATTGTCATCGGCTCGCGGGACGGGCAGGTCAAGAACATGCAGGAAGACACGACGGCGACCGAGAAGGCGTCCAGAGCGGCAATGCTGTACCGGGAGCAAGACGGGATGAGGCAATTGGTGTCGTCCCTGTTTGGGGCAGAAGCAACCGTCGCCGCAGCCTCCACGTATTTTGAAGCCGAATTGGTCCGCAAGGAAAACATGCTGTGAGGCGGCAAGCATGATTATTGAACTTGGAATCAAGTGCTACAACAACTTTCCAGGAATTCCGAGATATTTTGAGTTCATGGAAATGTTGGTTTCAAATTTTTCACCTGGGTCTGCACAGTATTTTTACGCCTCAGATATTGCATATGAAGAAGGGTCAATTACCGGTGAAACATGGACCCCATGGTTTTATGTTGACATAGAGCCGTCCATTAATAATCAAATACGCATTTCATATGCGGATTTTAAAAGGGCTTGGTATCCGAAAAGCCTATTCCCAACTTCAACTGGGAAATTGCAGAGCTGTATATCAAAACACTTGGCGAAGCCGTGAAAATAGCGGACATGCCTGGGCAATATTACGATGGCGCCGGAGTTGGGCTAGGTCCTGTCACCATAAATCTTGCGCCGCCGATTACGCCGGAGTTTTGGACCGGGTTCGCCAACACCTACGAAATACCGTAATACACATGGAGATTCCCGCTGTGAATGAGATCACGAAAAGCGGCTTTACCTACACCGTCGAGACCGTCCGTCGAAAAACGGGCGAAGTTGTCGAGCGCGAAACGATCCACAACATCATGCCAGCACAAGGGCGCAATCACGCGCTGGATGTGCTGCTCAACGGCGCGACCCCTGTAACCGCGTGGTATCTCGTGCCCTATGGGAACGACTACGCCCCCCAGGACACGGACACCGCCGCGACATTCATCGGGCTCGCGGGCGAGTTGACCAACTACACCGGATCGACCCGGATTGCGATCAACACCGCGGCAGCTTCTGGCGGAGTGGTAAGCAATTCTGCGAACCGTGCGGAATTCGAGTTCGACGCCGAGACGACGATTCGCGGCCTTGCGCTCATCAGCACACCGAGCAAGGGCGCGGCCTCCGGCATCCTCTTGTCGGCTGTCCGCCTCGCCTCGCCGAAAACCCCGGACCCTGATTTTCTTCTGCGCGTGCTGGCCGTCATCGACCTGCAATCCGCGTAATCCACCGAAGGAGCAATACCCATGGCAATCAAGACCTCGACCGGCCTGCGCAATGCGATGCTCGCCACCGGCTCGGCAAAAGCTGCGCTGGACGGCGGCCGGATCGACATTTACGCGGGCACAGCCCCGGCTTCTGCGGACGATGCTGTCGGCGGCGCGACCCTGCTCTGCACGGTCACGCTCAACAGCACCGGAACCGGCATCCTGTTCGATACTGCCGCCGTCAACGGCGTTCTGGCGAAGAAGCCATCCGAGACGTGGAGCGGGGCCATTGCCACCACCGGGACTGCTGCGTGGTATCGCCATGTCGCCGCGGCAGACGATGGCACGCTTTCGACCACCGCCCCCCGCCTTCAAGGAACGGTTGCCCTGATTGGCGCCGACCTGAACATCGACCCGAATTTCATCAGTGGGCAAACGAAGGTGATCGAGCACTACGTCATCGCGCTGCCAACGGCGTAAGGAGGGACCATGGCTCGGCTGGGGGTTCGACTAATCCGCACGTTCAAGGATGGGGCGTCCTCGAGCTTTTCGCAATTCGTTACGCCAGGTGCGACGTTCATGTTCACGGACGTGTATGCAGAAGATGGCAGCGCGGCCCTTGTGGGCATTTCGCTGAATGCCGTGCCTAGCGCAACGACCTGGACGATCTGGTTCAACGAAAAGCCGGGGCAGGACACTGCAGGGTCGTTCACCGTGTTTGGCGGCTCGAACGACTACGACTCATTCCCTCATACCGTGCAGATCCTGCAGGACTGCGCGGGCGACGGGGTAGGGACGGTAATCGCAGAGATCTCGCCCACTTCCTTGGTGGACGGCGGAATGTTCCCGCTGTTTTTTCCGAACAGCATCCCCATCGACCCGTTCCCCTCCTGTGCGCCTCCGGTAACTCCGGAGTTCTGGACCGCGTTCGTTAACACCTACGAGATACCGTGAGCAAGTACCCGAAATCCTGGCAAGTAGGAGGGCATCCAGTCGCCGAAGCTAAGGTGAGGCAGCTCAAAAAGCACGACTCGCCATGGCTTCGCGCGGCCGGCGCAGGGTGGGTTGCGGAGAAGCAAGGGCCAAGATCGAACGTGAAGGTGCAGGGCGGCGGCGCGTGGTTCTGCGTCGGCTACGAAACCCCGTCCGACCTTTCCGAAGGCGTGGTAATGCGCTCCACGAATTACGATCGCCTGTTCATCAAGGCGGGCGTGCAGGATTACGCACTCGAAGCCATCGCAGACCCCGGTAGCGCCGGAACAATGCCCATCCGAGCCGTTTCCCCGGCAAGCACTCTATCAGGGTGGTGGCTTACGTTCACGGAGCGTATTGAAGGTTTGCGGTTTCGGTTTTCGTTGCGGTCTTCTCTTTTCGGCGGAACGTGGCGCGAACGGCTATCCGTTATCGCGTCGGTCGATGAATACCGGCGCAAGGTCGCAAGTATTGCAGGCGGGACCGTCGCGCGTGAAGACGGGACCGTCGCGCGTGGGTTTCTGAATCTTTGGTATGGACTTCAGCAGCCTGCAGGTTACATTTCGAACGACGGTGGGAAATCGTGGTCCTATATTGAATTTGGCAAGCCGGAGTTTATCCAGGGGGTTCCGGGCTTGAGCCTCGTTGCGCCCATGCTCGCCTTTGCGATCGTTCCGGTGTATGTGTATTGGCGGCCGAGCTCCCCGCTGCCCAACAATACCAGCGCGCGCGAGTCTTATCTATGCACGATCGACCTCGAATCCGCAGCGGTGGATGAGATTCCGGCCGGCGACTTGCTCGACCTGGACGAGGCGCTTTTCCCGGACTTCGGCGCGGTGGTCTCGCTCATTCCATCCGAGGATGAAGTCAATGCCCGGCTGGCTACGCTGGCCGATCAGGTTTCCATGGTGCGGCTGGTGACCGGCGAGGTGATGGCCGTAGCCCCGGCCCGCTATTACGACGCGGACGGTGCCGCAAATTTCCGGGTTGCGCTGTTCATCGGAACCGCTGCCGGGGGGTTTGCCCGAATCGGGGAGATCAACGGCACGGCGCGCAGTTGCTATGGCTTCCCGACGCCATTGATGTTGGTTGGCGAGACCCCCGTCATGAAGCTGCTGCCGGACAACGTGGAAGGCCAAGCCGAGCCTTTCGAGCCGCCGAGACTCGTTGTATGGGCACCAGACGGGCGCAGCTTCACCACGAAGGCGCTGCCGTTCCCGCAGCACCTGTGCGGGGAACTGACCGTGATCGGCCCAAGCGAATTCGGCATCACTGCCTACACGATCGAAGAAGAAGTCGGCGCATATCGGTTTTTCACGACCAGAGACTTTGGGGATACCTGGGTGCCGAAATCCACCATCAACAAAGACGCTCCGTCGCCCTCCGATGTTTCAGAAAACCAGATGATCAACTTTTCAAAAGTGACGTACGTTCGGGATGAAGACGGCCGCCCGGCGAATTTGACACCTGGGGCACGCTGGCAAAGCGACGGGCGATTGACCCCTCCGTGGGAGGAATGACCCGTGCAGAATACGCTGTATAAGGAATTCAAACGATCCTATGTGCGCGGATCTCCGGGCGTTGCAGGAGACCCCGGTCGCCCGTACATGCCCGCTCGTACCGTGTATCAAACGCGGACGGTTTGCCAGTACGTCCCCGATCAAATCCAGTTGATCGGCCTTGCTGAAAGCTCCAATCGTGCGGGCGCCACGGATCGCTACTATGTGACCTCGTACACTTACGTGTGCACCGAAGAGTCGTATCCGGTCTATATCCCCGAGCAGAGCTACATTCCACCCACTCCGCCCGTGGCGGCGATCCCGTCGCAGACGATTATCGACTACCAGATCGGATGGACCGGCAAGGCGCGGTCCATTGCGGAAAAGGTTGGCGGAGCCTCCGCACGATTCACGATCCCGAGAGCCACGACCGGCGCAGTCGTCGGGCTGAACTCAAGCTACCAGGAGTCCGGATATCGAGATATCCGGTGGGCGTGGTTCGTCGCCAATGGCATTGCCAGCGTGATGGAATCGGGCGTGGTTCTACACCAGTACGGTAGCGTCACCGAGAGCAACGAACTTCGCGTGGATGTGACCTCGGTCGGCGCGCGGTACTACGTGGATGATGCGCTCATCTACCAGACCGACACGAAAAGCGACGGCCTGCTGTTTATGGATGCTGCGCTCTACACGGCAGGCGACCTTGTGGACGCTCCTTCGCTGATCGGCATTGCCGCGAGCTACGGGGAAATGCTCCCGATGATCGGCGCAGGCGGCGACGGTGCGGCGCGTGGATATGGTGCCATGCTGCCGATGATCGGCGCGGGCGGGTATGCAATTTCCGCAGATGGGGTAAGCCCGGTCACTTCCGCTTCTTTCGGCGAAATGCTGCCGATGATTGGCGTCGGATCGGATCGAGCCTACGCCTTTGGCTACTCTGAAATGCTCCCGATGACCGGGTACGGGTCGGGCGATGAAGTCGATGCCCCCACCTTTGCGGTTGGCGAAGGGATCATGGTCATGATGACCGGATACGGTACGGGCTACACGATCGACTATGGAAGCAGCGAAGGATCAATGCTTCCGATGATCGGTCTTGGGGCGGATCGGGATTACGCATCGGGGGTTGGCGCCATGCTCCCGATGGTGGGCTTTGGCAAAGGCGCTATTGTCGGCGAGGTGCAATTCCCATCCACTGCCGCGGGAAGCAGCACGATTCAGCTTTCCGGCAACATGCTCGCAGTTTTCGATTCCGCGCTCTCCGGCGCGGTGCTGTTGCAGTTCAGTGGCGGCGAAATCAGTGCTGAAATCTTGTCGGAGGCAATCGGCGCGGTCGCGTTGAGCCTATCCGGGACGATTGGGGCCACGCTGTCTCAGGCGCTGATCGCCTCTGCCGAGATCCCCGACAATGGCACGGTCGCAACGTGGGTGCTGAACACGGAAAACAACGGCTCCACCCGATACGAGGGGTATGACTTCGGCGGGTTTGCGGTGATCGGTGGCGTGTATTACGGGTGCCGGGAAGACGGAATCTACGCGCTGGACGGGGATGACGATGCCGGCACTCCGATTCAGGCGATGGTGAGTTTCGGCAAGCAGGACTTCGGCACGTCGGCACTCAAGCGCATCAGCAATGCATACGTCGGCGTGAGTTCCGCAGGCAAGCTGGTATTGCGCGTGATCGCAGAGGGGCAGACGTATGACTATGTAGCCCGAGACTCCAGCGAGCACCTGCAAACGCAGCGCTTCGACACGGGGCGCGGGCTCCGGGTGAATCAACTGGAATTCGAGCTGTACAACCAAGGAGGGGATGACTTCGAGCTTTCGAGTGTCGAATTTGTCATCTTGCCGACCGGGAGGAAAATCGGATGAGCGCAGAACAGCTTGTTGAAGACATCATCAACCTTGCATTGGAAACGGGCAAGGAGAAGGCCGAACTGGCAAACCAATATTCAGACCGCGCGGTTACTGCTGCGCTGGGGTGGTCCACGCCTGGGTACGCTGGTTTTGAATTCACGCCAAAGGCGATTGAGCCAAACGTCCTTATCCCGAACACTGCATCCGGCGTAGACGGCGCGCTGTATGACGCAACCTACGCCCGGATCATTGACGACTTGTCGGGTACGTTTGCGGAGTTCTTCTCCACCTACTTTCCGAACGAATGCGACTCCCTGCGGAACGCGCAGGAACGACTGTGCGACATGTTGGCCGGCGAAGTAGGCATCCCGTCGCCGGTCGAGGATCAAATCTGGCAACGGGACCGGGCGCGAGTGCTGGCCGACGTGAATCGGGCGCGCGATGAGGTGCTGGGCACGTTTGCAGCGCGAGGATTCCCGCTTCCTCCGGGGGCTGCAGCGCACGCCGTCCGTCTTGCGCAGGCGGACGCAAACGACAAGATCGCAATGCAGTCGCGCGACGTGGCGATCAAGCACGTCGACATCCTGATCGAGAACATCAAATTTGCCGTTCAAAATGCGCTGGATTACCGCATGAAGTGCATCCAGGCCGCGGCGGACTACATCAGGATTCTTGCCGTTGGGCCGGAGATTGCCGCACGACTGGCGACCTCTGCTGCGGACGCCCAAGCGCAGCTTATCTCTGCCGCAGGGGGGTACTACCGGAACCGCATCGCAGTCGAAGAGTTGAAGCTTGACGCTGCGAAGGTCAATGCGACCTTGCGCAACGAGATCTCCATCGAGGGCAGCCGGAACGTGACGCAGGCGCGGCGCTCGTTGGCAGACACCCTCGCCGCTGCCGCACGCGCCGCAGGCGACCAAGCCGCTGCCGCGCTCAACGCAGTGCACGCCTCGGCAGGGGTCGCGGTGCAGGGGGAGACCGCATAAGACGTGCGCCCCCTGTAGGGCTGGCCTGCAAACGGCTCGAATCGGACTATCTACCCGGTTCGAGCCGTTTTTCATCAGAGGCCACCATGTACGGATTCAAGCCGGGCGCGAAGCCCGAAGAAAAGGCGCCCAAGGGCAAGAAGATCGTCGGCCCCGGCACTGGCACATCCGACAGCATCCCCGCGAAGATCCCGAAGGGCAGCTACATCATGCCTGCGGACTCGACCAAGCAGATTGGACAGCCGACGCTGGATGCGCTCGGCAAGCCGGTCCCGGTCAAGGTGAGCAACGGCGAATACCAGATGCCGCCCGAACAGGTGCATGCGGTGGGGGTTCAGACGCTCAACCAGATGCGCGACGCCACCCACACTCCAGCGCCCGCAGGCTTCAAGCCGCAAAAGGATGGGCTCTACTTCGCTGACGGCGGGCTTATTGCCGACGCAGCGCAGTATTGGGCAAACGACAACGAGCAATTTGAGGCGGGGAATCCGTCGTTCGGCAGCCGCGTTGTTCGTGCGCTGAATCCTGCGACATCCTTTGGCTCGGCTATGGGCGCAATGCATACGGCAGCAGGATCTGGCGACAAGACCGGCATGGCGCTTGCTGCCGCCCAGGCTGTTCCTGTGTTCGGCGCAATGCGTTCGGTCATTACGCCGGCAATGGGGGCGGTCAAGGCTGCTAGAGCGATGGCTCCGAGCGCAGCACAAACCGGCGCAGCAATCGCTGGAAGCGGCGTGGCCGGCGCAATGGCGGACGCCTATGGATCGCCGGCAGTGGCTGCGGAACCACAGCAATCTAGCGCAGCATTCTCCGACATGCAGCGCGAACCCAACATCCCGCGCCGAGAGGAGCCGCGGCTAGGGTTTGCTGACGGCGGATCGCCGGCCGAGGAAGAGCGCCGCCGGCTTCCCGGGAGCCCGCTGGCCGTCACCTATGGCGACATGCAGCGCGCCCCATCCCGCCCGCAGCCGAGCGCGCCGAGCCCGGCTGGCGCCATCAACACCGCCACCCCGCCCCGGCCGAGCGCCCCGGACGCCGCCCAGCCGCCCGCGCAAGAGGCAGGATTCGGCGCGGCCACTGAACGGGCGCAGCAAGGGGCACCTGTCTCGTTCTCGTCTATGCATCGCGAGCCCAACGTTCCGCGCACCGGCCAGCCTCGCCAGATGCCGCAAGGCGAACCCGTGGGCGCATCGGGCATTGCCGATGGCCTCCAGGCCGCCGGCCAGCGAGCCGCCGCAGGCATCCAGGGCGCGGTCGACCAGGTGGCGCAGGCAGGCCGCGGCTTCATGGCTGGTGGGCAGGCGATGACGGATCAGGCCGCCACGGCTGCCGGGTCGGCTGTTGACGCCGCTTCGGGCGCACTCGCCTACCTCAACCGCGGTGATCCGGTGCGCGATGCGGCCAACGCCATCGGCGGCTTCTTCTCGCGCTCGGCGCAGCAGGCGCGAGGCGCCGATTACGGCGGTCAGCCGGAAGCCGCAGCGGCCCCGCAGCCGGTCGCAGCCCCGCCGGCCACTACGCCGCCGTCCGCTGCTTCGAGCACGCCCGCAGGCGACGCGCAGAGCACGCCCGCGGCATCGCAGGCCGCCCCCGCCGCCACGGCGCCGACGCAGCAGCCCATGCAAGGCCCAGCCCCCGGCATGAGCGTGCGCCCCACGTCTGCCGAGGGGATCAGCCGCATCGACAACGCCCCCGGACTCAAGAGCCCGCTGTTCACCAACCTCCCGGCCGGGCAGGCCGTGTCGGAAATGCAAGGCGGCACGGTGAATACCATCCCGGCTGCTGCGATGATGGCTTCTGGTCCGGAGACTTCTCGCGCGACGAGCGCTGCGCTTCAGGCCGCTGCGGCGCGCGGAGACATGGATGCCGTGCGCGGCTTCTACCAGCGGAACGGCGGGACGTGGCAAGGCCGCACCGCACAGCAGGATGCCGACGAGCGGCAGGCTCCAGTAGCCGGCGCAATCGGCAACGGTCGATACGGCTTCCGCTTCACCCGTCGCAGCGAAGATCGCGCAGCAGATCGTGCCGCGGCGGATCGACGCGCACGCGCCGAAGAGTCGATTGCGCGTGAGCGCCTGGGCATCGAGCGAGGCCGCGCCGACGCCGACATCACCGCCCGCGGCTTCGAGGTTCGCGGGCTGGAACGCATGGAAAAGCTGTATTCCGCCTACGAGAACGCCAAGACGCCCGAGGAACGCGCCGCCGCCGCCGAGCAGATCCGCGCCCTGAGCGGGAAAGACACCCCGAACCGCTACACTGTGGTGCCAGGCGGACAGGAAGTGACCGAGCAGGGCATGCTGCGCACCGTGCCATCTCGCGTGCTCAACAACCAGACCGGGCAGCTTGTGGATCTTGGTGCGGCACAGCAACAAGGCTCCGCGCAGGCGACTCAGCGCCCGGTCGGCACGACATCGACCGTCAACGGCAAGACCGCAGTATGGGATGGCTCCAAGTGGGTTCCGCGATAAGGATTGGCAATGGCAGAAATTGATTGGGAAAGCGGCGAGATCAAGCAGCCTGAAGGCGCGACGGCGGATACGGATTGGGAGCAAGGCGAGATCAAGCCGCCCCCTGAGCCCAAGGGATTCCTGGGTCACGCCCGCGACCTGGGCCTCTCCGCGGTCAAGTCGGCGATCGCCGTTCCTGAAACCGTCGTCGGCCTTGCCGACATCCCCACTGGCGGCCGTGTCGGCAAGTTCCTTGAGAACGAAGGCGGTGCCGTCGGCTTCCGGCCGAAGCAGGCCAAGGAGTTCGTCAGCGAGTTCCACACGGACCAGTACAAGGATCAGCAGCGCCAGTTCCAGGAGGCCGACGGCATCCTGGACAAGACGGCAGTCGCCATCAAGAACCCATCCCTGATTGCAAACACCGTCACCGAGTCGGTCGCCCCCATGCTTGCCGGCGGCGTCGCGGCGCGCGGACTGATGGCTGGCACGCGACTTGGCCAGACGGGCGCCAAGGGCGCAGCCGCAGCCGGCGCGATCGGCGAAGGCACGATGATGGCGGGCTCGCAGGCATCGGCGATCCGCCAGGAAACCGACGACGGGCTGCTGACGCCCACGCAGGCCGGCGCTGCGGTGGCGACTGGCCTTGCTGGTACGCTCTTCGGCTACCTGGGTGGGCGCGTAGCGCAGCGCTTTGGCCTGGGCGACGTCGACACCATGCTCGCCCGCGGCGCGAACCCGCAGCAGGTCGCCAGCGAGATCGCTGCGCTGCCGGCCAAGAGCATCCCGCGCCAAGTGGTCGAAGGCGCAATCTCCGAGGGCTTCCTCGAAGAGCTGCCGCAGTCGATCTCCGAGCAGATCATCCAGAACCTCGCTCTTGGCAAGCAGTGGAGCGAGGGCGTCGAAGACGCGGCCGTGATGGGCACGCTGGCCGGCATGGCGATGGGTGGTGGTGCGTCGCTCTACAGCGGCATGACGCGCCCCGAGCCGCAAGATGGCGGACTGCCGCCGCCGGCCGCCGGCAACGAGCCGCCCGCGGTGCCGCCGCAAGGCTTCGCGCAGACTTCCGAGCGCCCGGTTATTGACGAATCCGCGCTGGGCCGTGCCGGCATCTTCCCCCCCGCGCCCGCGCCGATCATCAACGATCGCGCGCTCGCGCCCGCCGCGCCGACCCCGTCGCAGCAGATGGGCCTTGACCCGGCAGCCGGCCCAATGTCGGCCGCTGCTGCACTCGCGGTGGATACCGGCGCATCGGCGACGATGCAGCAGGCGGCGCAGGCCGTCGACCCCGAAACCGGCGAGATCCTGGAGACTGGCGCGCGAGTCACCGAGCAGAAGCAGGCGACCGACACGCCCGAGCAGATGCGCGAGCGCCTGGGCTTCATCGAGCAGCAGGCCCGCGTGAATGGCGGATGGGATCGGCGCACGATCGAAGAGCGCGACCGCCTGCAAGCCGAGCTCGCCAAGGTCGAGCCGGCAGCCGAGCAGCCCGCCGCCGAAGCGGTCGCGCCCGCGCCGGCAATCCAGCCGGCCGGCGGCCAGCCTGCCGCACAGAAGCTCGCTGCAATTCAGGAGTTTGCCAAGCAAGTCGGCAGCAATGTCCCGGCCGAAGAGATTGCAGCGCTCCCCGAGTCGGAGGTCGTGCGCCTGCATGACATGCTCGCCGATGCGCGACGCCTGAATCAGGAGGTTGGAAGCGACTGGACGCAGACCGCGCAGAACTGGATTGAAGGTGCCGTCAGGTCCAGCATCGCGTCGCAAGCCCTTGGCAATCGCGTCGATGGCATGAAGGAGCGCGCAAAGCAGTTCACCGAGCAGTCCGCAGCGAGGCGCGCCGCACGCGAAGCGCGCAAGCAGCCGGCCGCGCCAACGATGGCAGCGCCCCAGGCCGAGGCCGCGCCCGTCGCCGACATCAAGGATATGCTCGCCAAGCAGATCCCGGACATGACCGACGGTGAGCTTCAGCAGGCCATTGCCCACTACGGTCCCGCGCACAAGCGCACCGCGAAGCTCCAGAAGGAGTTGCAGAAGCGCGGGCAGGGCGTGCAGCCGACTCAGGCGCCCGCGGTCAGCGGACAGGAAGTCGCTCAAAAGGCCGACAGCCGCGTAACCCGCGACCGCCCCATTAACGACGGCGAAACGGTTGTCGATGCAGACGGCAATCAGTACCGCGTCCATTACCAGCGCAACGACCTTGTGATCGCACATCCGATCGTGGATGGAAAGCCGCAGGTCAGCGCAGACACGACCGTTCGCTTCTGGACGAACCAGAGCGTTCCCTCTTCTGGAGAGAACGACCGCACCGACCCGATCTATCTTGTAGCGCAGCCGGCTCAGACGCCCGCGGCGCCCGAGCAATCAGCCGCTGCTGATCCGTCCGCAGAAGTCCGCCGCCAGTTGCGCGAAGTCGAGGACAAGATTCTCGCCGCCGCGCCGGGCGCAATGGGCGCAGGCGGTGGCGACATCGAAGCCGCGATGAAGAGCCGCAAGGTTCCCGTCACACTCAAGGCGCAGCGCACCCGACTAAAGGAGCAACTGCGCCAGACCAACCAGGGAGAACTGACGCCCAATGTCCCCCCGACTCAACAAGTGGCTCCGCAAGCGCAAGAAGCGAGCGGACAGGAAGGCGAGGCGGATGGAGAAAATCAGGCGCAAGAGCTTGTCCGAGAGCTGAGGGCAAGATTTGCCGCCACTCCGAAAGGCATTCCTATCGCTGGCGCACGTATTCAGAAGGGCGGCGGATCTTTGCCCGGCGGTTTTGAAGATAGCTTGTGGCGCGTCGTGCTCGCCAATGGGCAGACATACGGCGGCGGCTACCGGACTCGCGCTGAAGCAGAGCGAGTCATGGAGCGCGGAACGGTCTCAAACCCTGAATACAGCGCAAATGAAGATGCTTTGAACGCGGCTATTGACCGCCTTGCGCAGATCAAAGGCCGCGCAAATGGCGTTACCACGGGCGGACAGGAAGGCGAAAAGGCGAAGTGGATCAATGCCACGGTCGACAAGAGTCGCCTGAATGGCAGCAGTGGCGTTCAGCTTGCGGTCGCTCCCAATGGTGGCGTGACCTTCCATGGCGACCCGAACACCAGCAAGGACGGCAAGGCGCTGCTGGCAAACTACGAGAAGGCGATCGCTGCCGGCGCAACACAGCAGGAGATTGCCGCGGCGCTTCAGGCCCAGAAAGCATCGCCCGAAGATCGCGACCGATCTTCCGTCCTGACGGGGCGATGGAACGCGCTTGCGCAGCAGTACAAGAACGCCAACGAGGCAGGGAAAGCGGCCATCCGTCCCGAAATGGACCGGATTGACGCGGAGCTGAAGCAGCTCACGCGCGCGAGCCTGATGGAAGGCAATCGCCAGATCCAGAAGACGATGGACGATCGCGCGGCGGAAGAGGGCGCCAAGGCTCAAGCGATGCCAGTCGGCTCGCGCCTGCGTCCGTCCGAGCATGCGCCGGAGAAGGGCATCTATTGGGAGAAGACCGGCCCGGATGAATGGACCGGCCGAGGCGATTGGTTCCAGAACGGGAAGACCCGCAGCAGCGCCGAGCTGGCGAGCGTCGGCGGGCTTGTTGCCGTAGAGGCCGCGCCTGCCAAGGCGCCCAGCGATGTCGCCCTCACTGATGAGGGTAAGACGGGCGGCGAAGGGCCGTCAATGCAGCCCGAGTGGGACGCAGCAAAGCCGGTGCGGCGCAGAATCATGCTTGCAAAGGCCGGGTATACGGACGCTGACCAGTCGCGCGTGCTTGCTGGAATCTCTTGGGCGCGGCTGGACGGGGCGGTACGTGCGGCGCTGAACAAGCCCGCTGCCGGTCAGGCGCAACCAAAAGCGAAAGATTCCGATCTGGAAAAGCGCATTCTTTTCGCAGCGGATTCCATTGAAAAGCTCCGCAAGGTTGATGTTGAGCGCGTGCTGACGCAAGGCAACATCGACGCGGCTGAGATGGCCGATTACATCAAGCGCAAGCGGCCGGACTTGGCGGGCGAGGCTGATGCCGTGCTAGCGGACATTTCCGCGGACACTAAGCCCGCCGAGGCCGCGCTCACGCCTGCCAAGGGCACCAAGCCGGACACGTCCTTGCTGCCGAAGTCCGAAAGCAAGCTCATTCAGGACTTCCTCGATGGAAATCGCGACACGCCGCCGACGACGGAAGAGGTCGGCGCAGAGCTTCAGGAGGCCATGGACGGTGAGCAGGCATGGAAAGACCTGACGCCGAGCGGGCGCCTGCAAGCGATGGGCATGGTCGGCGTCAAGCTGCCTTCGTCCGTCTACTGGAGAAATATCAGCCCGGAGAACCGCGCCAAGTTGCGTCCGGCTGTTCGTGAAGTCCTCGCCGAAGGCAAGAACGACGAACTCGACGCCGAGATGCGCGCCTATGAGGCCAAGGCCGATGCGAAGCCGCCGGCCGCGCCCGAGGCCGCGACCGACGAAGACATCGATGCGATGTTTGACGACGTGCTCGCCGAGGTTGTGGGCGACCAGCCGGCGGCTGATTCCTCTCCGCCCGCAATTGCGGGGACTCCCGCCGAAACTGCGGTGACACCCGAGCCGCAGCCGGCGAACCAGGAGGCGATGGCCGAGAGCCTGGAGGACGAGCTACGCGCGCAGAAAAAGCGCGTGCGGCGACTGAGCGGCGGTGATCCGCTCAAGCTGAAGGCAGCCGAAGCCCGGCTGCGCACCATGCGCCAGTCGATTTTCGACGCCGAAGACAAGTGGGTGCCGGCCGCGCGCAACGGCGACCAGGACGCGCTGGCGAAGCTGGAAGAAGCTGGCTTTGCGGACACCGCCGACGCGATTCGCGCCTTCGCCCCCGCCGCGCAGCGCACCGCCGGAAAGGCGCTGAAGAGCGCAGCGAAGAACGCCGCGAGCGCGCTGGACGATGCCATCAACGGGCTCGGCAAGCTCTTCGGCGGTAGCGGCCGACTCAGTTCCGGTCTAACCTTCGATGAAGAGACCTACGCCAAGGCAAAACCACTCTTCATTTCCGCCGCGGCCAACATTCGCGCTGCCAGCAAGGATCTGCGCGATGTGATGCGCGAGGTCGTGAACATGGTGGTCGAACGCTTCGGCGCCGACGCCGCGAAGAACATGAAGCCCTACGTCACGCAGTTCGTAAAGGACGTGCGCGACGGCAAGGTTCAATTGGAAAAGGAGGAAAACGCCGATGCTGGGTCTGCAATATACGGGGATGGCGCTACGCCACTGGGAGAAGTGGCTTCCGAAGATGACCGCGGAGCTGCGCGAAGCGGGGACGCTCAACCACGAGGCACAGATGGCGAGCAAGGAAGCGGCGCGACAGGTCGCAACGCTGATGCTGGCGGGAATGCAGCAGCACGAGGCCGAGGAAATGGTACTGCCGGATCTGATTCTGCTGAATCCGGAACCGGAGGAAGAGGAAGAGGACGACGAGTAGCGTCCAAGCGCACGACTGCGCCGACGCGGCAGGAGTTGAAGGAGGAGGCCGCCGAAGAGATCCGGCAGGCTTCGCCGATCAACATTCCTGCGGTCGACTTCACAATCACCGACGAGGTCGAACTCGGGAAGGGTACGGAGTCGGTCAAGTTTGCGGACAACCTCAACGCGATCCGCACGCTCAAGAAGATCGAGCAGGAAAACCGCCGTGCAACGCCTGAAGAGCAGCGCACCCTCGCGCGCTACGTCGGCTGGGGCGGACTGAAAAACGCTTTCCGCGTGGCTGGCGCGAAAGATGGTGCAGGCGTCGCAAAGGGCTGGGAGGCCCGCGTCGCCGAACTTGAGTCGCTGCTGACGCCGGCCGAACTGCGCGCCGCGCGCAACTCGACCACGGCAGCGCACTACACCAGTCAGACCGTTGTGGAAGCCGTGTGGAAGGGCGTCGAGCGCCTGGGCTTCCGTGGCGGCGCGGTGCTCGAACCTTCGGTCGGAACAGGCAACTTCCTGGGCCTGATGCCTGCCAACCTTCGCGGCAACACTCGCACCCTGGCGGTCGAGTACGACAGCCTCACCGCGCGCATTGCCCAGCAGCTTTACCCGAACCAGTCGATTCTCCACAGCGGGTTCCAAGACGTTCCGCTGCCGGACAACAAGTTCGCGCTGGCGATCGGCAACCCGCCGTTCGGCAAGGAGTCGCTGTACTTCCGCCACAACCCGGCGCTCAACGGAAAGAGCATTCACAATCAGTTCTTCCTGCAGTCGATCCAGTCGCTCGAGGCGGATGGCCTGATGGGCATGGTCGTCTCGCACAACCTGATGGACGCGCAGGATCAGGCCAGCCGCATGGACATGGCCGTGCGCGCCGAGCTCGTTGGTGCCGTGCGCCTGCCCGACACCGCATTCAAGGAGAACGCCCGCACCGAGGTTGTGACGGACATCCTGTTCTTCCGCAAGCGCGGCATCCTTGAAATGAACCATGCCGTTGCAGCGGCGCGCGTCTTGCGTGAGGGGGAGGGCAAGCGAGCCGCCATCCTCAAGGACTTTTCGCCCGCCGAGGTCGCCACGATCGAAGCCATCGTCGCGGAAATGAGCCGCTGGGTGCCGTCGAGCAGGCAAGAGAACTTCGCCGGCAGCGGCGAAACCGTCAGCGTCAACCCGTACTTCCTGAACAACCCGAAGCAGGTAGTCGGCACGATGGACGCTTCGGGCACGATGAACGCCCGCGTCGACCTCAACGTTCGCCTAGACGACCCGAGCACCTTTGCGCAGCGCCTGGATCAAGCCATCGAGCGACTTCCGCAGCGCGAGCCCGTCGACGGCGTGGCACAGCGCACCATGGCGCAGTTTGAGCAGATGGCAACCGGGATGCGTCTTGCGGTGGCGCGCGCAGAGCCGGGCGCGGTCCGCCGCACGCCGGAGGGCGCGCTGAAGGTTGTCGTCGAAATGGACGACCTCGCGCAGAGCCGCAAAACCATCCTGAACGAGATCGAGCTCACGGCGCAGACCCCGTTCAGCGAGGCGTACACGCTGCGCACCGATGGAAAGTGGCAGCGTGAGGAGGACGTGACAGGCGCTGACGGCAAGCCTCTGAAGAAGCTCAAGGCCGACGGCACGCCCTCTAACTTCAACGAGAAGGCGCTTGTCACCTACGACAGCCTGGACCAGATCCCCGCACGCGACCAGTGGGGCGCCGACCGCATCGCAGTCATCGCTGACATGCTTCCGGTGCGCGATGCGATCAAGCGCCAGTTGATGCTGGAGTCCAGCGACGCTCCGAGTGCGATGATCGAGGATCAGCGCAAGCGCCTGAATGCGGCCTACGACGCCTTCACGAAGAAGCACGGAGCGCTGCACAAGGCCAGCACCGTCAAGATTGCAATGTCCATGCCGGACGGCGCGCTTGCGCTGGCCGTTGAAGACGTAGCCAAGGACGGCACGACCAGTCGCGCCGCCATCTTGTCGCGCCGCGTGACCGTTCCTCCCAAGCCGGTTGAGCGCGTGACCAGCGCCGGCGAGGCGGTGGCTGTGGTGCTGTCCGAGACGGGCGGTATCGACATCGAGCGCGTGGCAAAGCTGCTTGGCACTGATGAGGAAGGTGCCGCCGCAGCGCTGTCCGAGGGCGATTCCCCGCGCGCATTCTTCGACCCGGAGACGAATAGTTTGGAACCCGCGGACGGCTACCTTTCCGGATTGGTGCGCCGCAAACTGATGGCCGCAAAGTCGGCCGGGCTCGAGAAGAACGTAGCGGCACTGGAGCGAGTGCAGCCGGAGACCTGGGACGCGACGCAGATCACACCCAACATCGGCAGCGCGTGGATTCCGGCCGATGTGTACGCCGACTTCATGAAGCACCTTGGGTATAGTCGAAGCGTCGTCACCTACTCGCCCGTCACCAACACCTTCAGCGTCGTCACCACCGGCTCCGCTAAGGCCGAGTGGGTTGCGAGCGAACGCGCGCTGGGCACGAGTGAGATTGTCGAGCGCACGCTCAACTCCAAGCCGGTGAAGGTGGCTCACAAGGACTCGGACGGCAAAACCTGGGTTGATGAAGAGGCGACGCTCGAGTCGCAGATGAAGGCAACCGAGATCGCCAACGAGTTTCTGGATTGGGCCTTTGCCGACGACGCGCGGCGTGATCGTCTGGTGGAAGTCTTCAACGAGAAGTTCAACACCCGCGTGGTGCGCCAGCGCGACGGATCGTTCTTGACGTTGCCCGGAAAGGTGCCGGACGAGGTTATCAAGATGCGCCCCTGGCAGCTCAATGCCATTTGGCGCGGGATTACCGACTCCGCGGTGCTGTACGACCACGCTGTCGGGGCTGGCAAGACCTTCACGGCCATCGCCCGCGCCATGGAGCGCCGTCGCATGGGCTTGTCGAAGAAGCCGATGATCGTCGTGCCGAACCATCTGGTTGAGCAGTGGGCTGCCGACGTGAAGAAGCTCTACCCTGGCGCCAATGTTCTTGCGGCAGGCAAGGAGGACTTCGAGAAGTCGCGCCGTCGCCGCCTGTTTGCGCGGATTGGCGCTGGCGACTACGACATGGTGATCGTGGGGCATAGTTCGTTCGGCTTCATCGACATCGACCCGGTCACCGAAGAGCGCTACCTGGACGAAGAGCTGCGCATCGCCTACGAGGCCGTCAGCGAGGCCGAGAAGGCGGCGGAAGAAGCGGGCTTCAGCGGCTGGGGCAAGCCGATGGGCGTTGCCGAGGCCGAGCGACTGGTCAAGAAGCTGGAGGATCGACTCGCGAAGGTTCGCGACAGAAAGCGCGACCGGCTGCTGACCTTCGAGGAAATGGGCGTCGACGACCTCACGATTGACGAGGGGCACGAGTTCAAGAACCTCGCTTATTCGTCAAACCTGCAGGGCGCCGCAGGCATGGGCAACAAGGCAGGATCCGGAAAGGCAATGGACCTGAACCTGAAGCTGCGTTCGCTGCGCGAGCGCCCGGGTACGTCCGTTGCGTTCCTGACCGGAACGCCGATCAGCAACTCCGTGGCGGAAATGTACCTCGTGCTCAAGAACCTCGCGCCCAAAGAGCTGGCCGAGCTGGGCATGGAGAATTTCGACGCTTGGCGGACCACGTTCGTAAGCGCGAGCTCGGCCTACGAGCCGACCGAATCGGGATCGCTCAAGGAGGTCACGCGCCTGGGCCGCGAGTGGATGAACATGAAGTCCCTCATGGACCTCTACTACACGATCGCCGACGCGGTAACGCTGCAGGACATGAAGGACGACTTCGCGCGGGCGAACCCCGGCAAGTCGTTCCCGGTACCCAAGGTGCGCAGCCAGATCGAAGGCAAGGGCGACCGCGCAATGGTGGCGATCAAGCCCAGCGAATCGCAGCGCGCGATCCTGCGCGAAATCGTTGCCGGCTTCGATAGCCTGCCCGGCATCGAGAACCGCAAAGAGCGCAACGCCGAGCGGCTGCGCCTGATGGATCGTGCTCGCAAAGTCTCGCTCGACGCACGCGCGGTGAGCCCCTGGGCTAAGGTGCCGGATGGAGAGGGCAAGATCGGCGCGGTAGTGGCCAACGTTTTCGCCACCTACGAGAAGTGGGACGCCGACCGCGGCACGCAGCTCATTTTCCTGGATCGCTCCGTGCCCAAGGCCAAGGGCGACGACAAGATCATTGCCGCCTACGACAAGCTCGTGGCGGATCTTGAGAAGGCCACCAACAAGGGCGACGAGAAGGAGATCGGCGCCATCACCGAGAAGCTCGAGAAGTACAGCGCCAGCGAGATCGCGGAGCTGCGCGAGGCGCAGAACGGCGGCTGGAATGCCTACGCAGAAATCAAGCGCCAACTGGTCGCGAAGGGCATCCCCGCCAACGAAATCCGCTTCGTGCAGGAAGCCAACACCGACAAGCAGAAGGCGGATCTGTTCGCCCTGGTGAAGTCTGGCGAGGTTCGCGTACTGATTGGCTCGACGCCGCGCATGGGGGCCGGCACCAACGTGCAGGACCGCTTGGTCGCACTGCACCACGTCGACGTGACCTGGAAGCCGAGCGACATCGAGCAGCGCGAAGGCCGCATCGTCCGCCAGGGCAATGCGCTGCTGGAGAAGTACGGCGACGAGTTCGCGGTCGACGTGATCGCCTACGCCACCGAAATGACGGTGGACGCGAAGATGTGGAGCCTGAACGCAACGAAGCTCAAGGCGATCAACGGCATCCGCAAGTACGACGGCTCCTTCATGATGGAGTTCGATGACGAGGAATCGGCCAGCATGGCGGAAATGGCGGCGCTTGCGACCGGAAACCCGCTGATGGTTGAGCGCGTGATGCTGGACGGCGACATCAAGAAGCTCGAAATGGCGCAGCGCACATTCAACCGGCGCATGAGCGGCATTCGCAGCCAGATCGCCAGCGCCGAGCGCACCATCAAGGTCGGCCCGCAGTGGGCGCAGACGTTGCGCGACTTCTCGCAAGACATGGAGCGCAAGCTGGCCGGCGTCAATGAGCGCTCGAGCGCTCGCCGCGTCACGATCAACGGCAAGGAATACGCCAGATCGGACGCAGCAGAGCTCGCGGCCGCGGCATCCATCGAAGAGCAGCAGGCCAAGACGGAAAGCGGCAAAGGCCGCTACGTGGTGGAAGTGAATGGCGAGAAGGCGACCAGCAAGGACCGGATCTCGGCGCTGATCCACGAGAGCATGGGCGATCCAGGCTTTGAGGCCGAGATCAACGGCGAGAAGGTGATCGACCTAAGTTCTGCGGTGCGCGCCATCATCGAGCGGCGCGGCAGTGGGCGCGAATACACGATCGACGGCATCACCATTAACGGCATGAGCGTCGAGATTGACGTCGCGCCGAGCCGTTGGCGGCCGGATACGAACAGCGTCGCAACGGTTGCGGTGCTCGACAAAGACGGCAAGCCGGTTCTCGTGCGCGAGCACAGCTACGAAAGCCCGGTGTTCTCCGGCTCATCGCTGCGCGCGGCGCTGCAGAAGGTGCTTGGCCAGTTCGACCCGGCCTACAGCCGCGCCGACGCGGCAAGCCAGGAGCGCGCAGTCGCCCGGGCGGAGCGCGAACTTCCGGACCTGAAGGCGCAGGCCGAAAAGACGTTCCCGCAACTGGAAGAGCTGAATCAGAAGCGAAGCCGTCTCCAGGAAGTCGTTGCCGCACTCAAGGCGAGCAGCGACCTTGCGCGAATCAACGTCGAAAGCGACGCTGAAGGTGACGTCGAAAGCGATGTTTCGGGTGCGATCGGGCAGATCAACCCGCTGCGCAACGCCGACGGCACTTTCGCGCGCCAGGATCCGGCCGACGACTCCATGGCCTTTTCGGCGACGCTCCCGCGCGATCGCAATGCAGTCCGGATCGGCATCACCGAAAAGGGGCTCGTGCGCGCGATGCGCATCCAGTTCGACGGCCTCGCCGACGTCACCAGCAAGCTGCTGGAGCGCGGCCGAGCCGGCAAGCGCGGTGGTGTGATCGTGGTCGGAACGGCCGACAATGCCGAGATCGGCCGCATTGTGGCCGAAAGGACTGGCCGCAAGCTGGATTCGACCATGCGCAAATTCTCGAGCGCTGGGCGGCTCAATGGCTTCTACGACCCCAAGACCGGCCTGACCTTCCTTGTGGGGCCGAACCTGAACCCGGTCACGGCCACGGCGGTGATGCTGCACGAAATGATGCACGGCCAGCAGCGCCAGAAGATCGACGCTCGCGCGCTGGAGATGGTCCGCAACCGGCACAGCCTGAAGGACGAGGATCTGCGCGCCTTCCTCGATCGCGTGATGCTGCGGATGATTAAGGCGGGCGAAGTGGGCAATGCCGCAGAAGCCTCCGCCTATATCGTGGAACAGGCTGTGATCGAAGGCCGCAGCGCGGGTTACACCTTCGCCGACAACGCCTTCATGCAGTGGGTGGATGCGAAGATCGGCAAGCGCGTGGGGGACTTCCTGCGATCGTTTGCCGGCATGATCCGCACCTGGATGCTGCGCAACGGGCTGGGCGCGAAGACGATGACGGTGGACGACTTCGTGGGCTACGCCATGGCCGGGCTAGATCGGGCGGCTGGCGGTGAGGTGCGCGGGCGGGCGAATGCTCAGGCGAGCATCGGATCGCGCGCCCCGCAATCCGAAGCCTTCCGCCGCTGGTTCGGCGACTCGAAGGTGGTCGATGAGCGGGGGCAGCCGCTGGTGGTGTATCACGGCACTCAAGGGGACTTTTCTGTTTTCGATGCTAGTCGTTTAGGTGAAACAACATCAGCAAGAAGCGCAAAAAATGGGTTCTTTTTCGCAAGTAACCCCGCCGTTGCAAATACGTATGCGTTTCTTGACCGCGAAAATATTCGCAGAGCAAATGAAATAAAGCTGCTCATCAAGGAAAACATTGAGGCTGGTCTTGTCCTAAGAAGTAAGGATAAAGAAAAAGCCCTTGACGCCATCGAAGATAAAGATGGCTTCAGGAGAAATCTGCTCGCAAGGCGAGAAGAAATTGAACGGCGTATATCAGAACTAAAAAAAGAGCAGCAAGACGCCGACAAAAAAGACCTCAATGAATGGGATTCTCTTGCTGAAGATAGCGATAGGGAGAGCAAATTTCTCGCCACGCGAATTGATGGCAGCGTTGTCTACCCAGTGTATTTGTCAATTCAAAACCCGCTATATCACGAGTTTTCTGGAGGTACGTATCGAGATGAAACATACGCATCTCTAGTTGAAAGGGCGATAAAAAATGGAAATGACGGGGTGGTGCTGCGCAACACGACAGACTCTGCAACAGGTCATGCGCACTTATCTCCTACGACTGACATATTCATTGTTTTCCGCCCGAGCCAGATCAAATCCGCCGTGGGCAACAATGGCGACTTCGATCCGGACAACGACGACATCCTCTTCAGCCGCTCAGTCGGCGACGTCCCCGCACAAGAAGCGCAGCGCGTGCAGTCTGCCATTGAGGGCAAGACGCTGATCGAAGCGGCGCAGTTCTTGACGCGCTCGAAAGACGGCGCGAAAGCGGCCGTTGCGCAAAAGGTGATGGAGAAGTTGCGGCGTCTTGAGAAAGCAGGCGTTGCGCTCGACCTGAAGATTGTCCACCGCGGCGACATGGCCCCCGCCAGTATGGCGAATTCGCGCGGATACACGGAAACAGGATTCGACGAGAAGGGACGCGACATCGTTGTGTGGCTCAACGGCGCGGACATGACCGGCAGGGTCGGCACGGAAGAAGAGGTTTTGCTGCACGAGCTGGTTCATGCCGCCACGGCCGGCATGGTTTTCTATGGCACGCAGAATCCAAATTCTCTGGCCGGCAAGCATGCGCGCGACCTGATGGCCGTGACTGATGCCATTGCAGAGCACATTCGCAAGCGCTTCGATGCAGCAGACGCCGGCAAGGCAACGCTCACCGCGTTTGAGCAGGACATGCGTGGCGGCGCAAACAACGCCTTCCGTAGCGACGATGAGGTGCTGGCGTGGGCGCTGTCGAGCGGCGAGGCGCAAGCCTACCTGGAGACGATTCCGTATCGCTCGGGCTCGATGTGGTCGAATTTCGTTCAGGCGGTGCGCAACCTGCTGGGCCTGGGCGCGCGCAACGACACTGCGCTGTCTGAGGTGCTGCGCGTGGCCGAGCGCATCCTGACCGACGACGCCCCGAATGCTGGGCGTGCGGCGTTCTGGCACAAGCGCAACATCAGAATGGCGCAGCAGCAGGCGCGCGGCAGCATTGCACAGACGGCCGAGCGTGGCGCGGATGACTTGCAGTTCAGCCGATCCGGCCTCCGCGAGCTCGCCAGTCGGGCCACGACCGAGCTGAACAACACCCTGACCGCGCCCGGCAAGCTGTCCTGGTGGCACAAGACCATCGGCACCATGTACAACCTCGCCGAGCGCTCGCCCGCCTTCCGGCCGGTCTTCCAGGCTGCGCAAGGGTTCATTGACGACGTGAGCCACTACGCGACCGACGCCGCCGAGCGCGCGCCGAAGCTGCTGCCGCGCCTGGATACGTGGCGCGACATCATGAAGTCGCCGATCAGCGCCGAGGACAACGCCGCCGTGGGCAAGCCGATCTTCGAGGGCACGCTCTCGTGGACGCGCGACGCCGACGGCCGCCCGGTGCGCGTGGATGCGCTGATTGATGCGGCATCAGGCCTGTCGATCGAAGAAATGGCCGCCGAGCTCGTCAGTCGGGGCGCGATCGAAGAGCGCACGCTGCGCATGTGGCGTGGCATGCCTGATGCGCAGTTTGAAAGCGCGATCAGGACGCGCTACGAAAACTCGTTCCTGCAGCCGGGCATTGTCTGGACCGACGACGAGTTGGTGAGCCTGTTCAGCCTGACGCCGGCTCAGATCGAGCTCTACCGCGAGTTCCGCGCGGCGGTCGACCGAAGCCTGGACACTATGGCGCGCGCCGACATGCTCCGCTTTGCCGGCGAAGATGTGCGCTTCCTTCGAGATCCGGTGATGGAGGCCGAGACACTGCGCGAGGCCGCGAGCCTGATCGTGATGAACCTGAGCGAGCAGGCCAACGCCCAGCCGGACCGCGCCGAGCAGTTGATGGCGACGGGGCAGGGCGTCATGGATCGCATGCAGAAAGTGCTGAAGCTGCAGGCCAACGGCTACGCGCCGCTGTCGCGCTTCGGCAAATACACGGTCGACGTGGTGGTCGACGGCAACCGCGAATACTTCGGGCTCTTCGAGACGGCGCGCGAAGCGAACAAGATGGCCGAGCGCATGCGGGCCGAATTTGGCGCCGGCACGGTCACGCAAGGCACGCTGTCCGACGAGGCCTTCCGGCTGTTCGCGGGCATCACACCCGAGTCGCTGGAGCTGTTCGGCAACATGCTGGGCCTCGACTCGACCGGCGACGAAGCGCAAGACCGCGCCTTCCAGGAATACCTGCGCCTGACGAAGACCAACCGTTCCGCGCTGCGCCGCCTGATTCACCGCAAGGGGATCGCCGGCTTCAGCGAGGACGTGGGCCGGGTGCTGGCCTCGTTCGCCTACTCGAACGCGCGCCAGACTGCCGCCGGCCTGCACATGGGCGACTTGTCGCAGGCGGTGAGCGACATTCCGAAGGAGCAGGGCGAGCTCAAGGACGTTGCCGTCAAGCTGTCCGAATACATCAAGAATCCGCAGGAAGAGGCACAGGCGATCCGCGGCCTGCTGTTCGCGCAGTACCTGGGCGGCTCCGTGGCGTCGGCCTTCGTCAACATGACCCAGCCGGCAGCCGTGACCTTCCCCTGGTTGAGCCAGCACGGCGGCGCCAAGATGGCGGCGGCAGAGATTGGCAAGGCCGCCAAGCACATCGCTACGCGCGGACACAGGTACGAGTCGGACCTTGCAGAAGCACTCAAGGCCGCGGAGGAAGATGGCGTCGTGAGTCCGCAAGAGGTCCATCAGCTCATGGCGCAAGCTCGCGGCTCGGGCTCGCTGACGGCTGGCGACGGAACGCGGGCGGGCAACGCCCGGGCGCTAGCCTCGAACAGCATCACCCGCCTGTCTGCGGCCTGGGGCAAGCTCTTCTCTGCGGCCGAGCAGTTGAACCGGCGCATCACCTTCATTGCCGCTTACCGGGTGGCGAAGCAGAAGCGCATGGAGGATCCAGCGGCGTTCGCGCGGCGCGCAGTGCAGGAGACGCAGTTCGTCTACTCCAAGGCGAGCAAGATGCAATGGGGCCGCGGCGCAGTCGGCGGCACGCTGATGACCTTCAAGACGTACTCGGTTGCCTACATGGAGCTGATGTCGCGCCTGTGGTCGCAGGGCGCGCCGGGATCTGCCGAGCGCAAAGCCGGACGCAAGGCGGTCGCGCTGATGCTCGCGATGGTGCTGCTGATGGGCGGCGGCGGCGGCCTCCCGTTCATGGAAGACGCGGAAGACCTGATCGACGGCATTGCGCAGATCGCCGGCTACAACTTCTCGACCAAGAAGGCTCGTCAGCAATTCCTGATCGACACCTTCGGCGCCGATGCTGCGGACTTCATCGAGCGCGGCGTCAGCGGGCTGCCGGGCGTGCCGCTGGATGTGTCGGGGCGCCTGGGTCTTGGGAACCTGATTCCCGGCACTGGGATCTTCCTCGATCGATCGAATCATACCCGCGACGTCCTGGAGCTTCTCGGGCCTGTCGGCGATCTCGGCAACCGAATCGTCACTGGTGCGCGCAAGGCGCTCTCCGGCGATCTCGGCGGCGCAGCGCTTGAGGTTTCGCCGGTGGCCGTGCGCAACGTCGCCAAGGGCGTCGACATGGCGGTCATGGGCCAGTACCGCGACACACGAGGCCGCAAGGTTCTCGAAACGACGGATCTCGAGGCTGCACTGAAGGCCACCGGCTTCCAGCCGGCCAGCGTGGCCAAAGTTCAGGACGCGAACTACCTGAACCAGCGCGCGAAGGACTTCTACAGCCTGAGCGCAGATCGGATCAGCGCGGCCTGGGCGGCAGGCATCTACGAGAAGGACTCGGGCAAGGTGCAGGAGGCGCGCGACATGATCGCTCAATGGAACGAGGACAACCCCGACCAGCCGATGATGATCCGCATGCCGAACATCCTGCGGCGCGTGCGCGAGATGGGCAAGGACAAGGCCCAGCGCATCGCCGACACGGCTCCGAGGGCGATGCGCCAGCAGCTCAGGGAAGAGTTGATGCGGCAGTGACGGCACGACGGCCGGCGCAGGAAGTGGCGTAACCTTCCAGAGCGCCGGCCGTCAAGCCCTTGTTGTTACTGGCGAATGCACTGCTGTGCTGCACTCTCCGTGAGTCCCGCTTTCTCGACCTCGATCTTGATGCACGTCTCGTCCAGGTAGGCGCGGGCCTCGCGCAGCGTGAGCGAGCCGGCGAGCTTGCGCAGGACGTCCGAGGATGCGCGCACGTCGTCGATATCCTGCTGGGTGATCTCGTCGTCGAGCTCGAGCAGGCGCGCGAAGCGGGTGATGGGCTCGGTCTGAACGTCCGGCCAGCCCTTGCGCCGCGCGGCGACATCGTAGAACTCGGCAATGCCGCGGATGGCCTGGGCGCTGTTGTGCCAGTCGTTCGTCCCGGGGTCGTAAAGGACCGGCTCACCGCCGGAGTACTCGGCGGTGCCGTCGATCTCGAGCTTGGCGAGGATGCGGTCAAGCGGCGCCCACACGCCGTGGATGTTCCATGGGATAAGGCGCAGCGGCAGATCGGCGCGGCTGGGCTTCTGGCGGGAAGCGCGCGGCGTGCGGCGCATCGCCTTCTCGAACTTGCGGCGATCTGCGCGGGAAAGCGAGATTGGTTGGTCACTCATGCGTCACCTCGCGCGCGGATGTCTCTTGCACAGCTTCCCGCGACGAGCTGGTATTCGTACTCGTCAGCGATTTCAGCGCATGCCTCGCGCTCCGCGGATGCGACGAGGGCAGCAAAGCGGAGCAGCCTGTCGATGGTCTGCTCGCGCTCCGGGCCACTTGCCAGCGGAATCCAGACGCGGCACTGAAGCGCCAGCTCGTAGATCTCGTCTCTGGTCATGGCTTGGCCTCCGGGGCGGCTGCGAGCATGGTGCGAATGAACCGAGCGGCATATGCAGTTGTGGATTCCAGATGGTCATCACCCTCGCCTGTGACGTTGCCGACATTGACCGTTTTTTCATAGCCATCCAGACCATCAGCCACTGCCTCAAGATCTTCCCGGCTAAAGCCGTCCGGCACGCTCGGCGCGGGCTGTGCGCCGGGGAGAGTAAGAGGCGCCCAGTGCGTCGGTGTAAAACCCCAGTCCGTAAGATCGTCATTTGCGTGATCGATCCACCTGCCAGCGTGATAGTCACTGCACATGCGCCCTGTCGTAACTACCATCGGAGTTGTTGTGTATCCAGAAAGACCACACAGCAACAGGAACTGATCTTTCGGCGCTGTTTCGATTGGTTGCCACATTTCATTCTCCTTTTGCGCCGGGGGCGAGGTAGAGCTTCCTGACCTCGTACGCCTCGTATATCATGTCTTCGTACGCCTCGTCCAAGTCGTGAACCAATTCAACGCGAGATGACTCCGGGAAGTTCACCGCGAAGGCGTAAGGCTCCTGCCTCTTCAGCGCATCGAGTTCAGCGCGCAGGGCGTCGATCTCAGCCTTCGCCGCCTCCACACAGTCAGCCTCGTGGCGCAAGGCAGCGCGCAGGGCGTCGCGCTCGTCCCTCGCTTTGCGGTACATCGCCAGCGACTCGGCATCGGATTTCTCAGCCGCTTCGAGGCGGTCAATCATCTCAATCGCCGCGTCAATCGCAGCACCAATCTCTCGTGGGTCAGGGTATGGCAGCCCATGCCTGTCGTCAGTGCGGCGCCATTCGTTGTAGCGGCGCAGGAAGGTGGTGGTTTCGGTGGGGGTCATTCGCTTTCTCCGGTTGCGCGGGCAAATTCGCTCACCTCAAAAGGATGCCGATAGCCTTTGAGCAGACTGCGGAATTGCGCGGTAGTGGTGACGCGCAGCTTGTTGGGCTTCCCGAACTCGCGCCCGTCTGGATCGACCAAGCGGCGCGTGTAGAAAACCCGCTCGGGGAAGCGGCCGGGCTTGAAGGTCGCAACGACATCGAGGACCATTGAGCCAACGCCATCGGCCACATAGCAGAGCGATGGGTATCCATGCTCGTCGCGATCATCTTCTTCTCTTGTGCAGCCAGGGCACCAACTTTCCGTCTGGTATCCGCAGCCTTCATCGTCGACAAGATTCGCCACGTAGCGCACGAACGGGTAGCCGGCGACCGTGTGAGTCTGCCCGGCCTCGATCTTGATGGTCATGGCTGCTCTCCGGTGGCGCGGGCGATTGCTGCGCGGGCAACATCTACGGCTGGGGCGTGGTTTTTGGCAAAGGTGCGCACCATTTCTTGCAGCGCTTCAAGCAGATCGGGCGCGGCGGCGATCAGGCGGGCGTTTGCGTCCCAGCACTTGATGCCGTCATCTTCAGCCGAGGCGACGATAGGTTGATAGGTAAAGCCCTCGTCATCAGTCACGGAGGCAACTGAATAGATGTTTCGGCCTTCGTGCGTGCCAGAGCCGACATACCACGGCCCCTTTGTGTATTCGTCGCTCATCCCAGCCACCTCCATTTGCCGCCCACAAGGTCGTCACCAACCGGCAAGGCGCGGCGCCCTCTTCGGTTGTGCCAATCCGCGCTGCATCCGCCCGCGTCGGCCTTGTCCAGAATGAAGCCAGCCGCGCGCAAACTGGCGCCGCCTTCCTCAGGGAGGGTGTACGTGATGATCGTCTCGTACCCCATCGCCCGCAGAGCTCTGCGGGCGGCGCCATAGAGCATGCTGCAGGCGTTTGCGGTGCCATCGGTGCATACACGCCGAATCTCAACCAGCAGCGGGTCTTTCTGAAGGGCCGGTGCGCTCGGGTTCCCGATAATCGCCACGCCCACACGCACCCACTCAGGCCCGTTTAGTAGCCGCGTCTGTTTCTCTACAGCCAAACTCAATTTGTGCCCCGGCAGCGGCTGGTCTTTGTGGTGCCGATGCAGGCTCGCTACAAACCGCTGCGCATCCTTCAAACTGCACGGAACAACGCGCAAAGTCGGCGCTACTGCAGCCAGCGGGCGGGCCGCAGTCGTGTTGCTTGAGGTCATTCCGCCACTCCTTCAGTCTTCTCCGCAAACCACGCGCACTTCGCGCGCATCGGATGCGGCCCGCTTGGGTGCCCGCAGCGGTCATGCCGCTGCGGCTTCGGTTCTTTGGTGATTCGCGTCCAGACAATCGCGGTCTGGACGTGGGCGCAGTTGCAGGGTGGTGGGGTCATTCGCCCTCCAGCAAATCCGCTTGTTGCTGCGTCATCTCATAGGCGTCGCGGACCTCGTGCGCAAACATGTCCTGCACGCGCTGCGCGTCCTCGATGCGGCGGCATGCGATGTCGAAGAAGCAGAGGCGGTCGATTGTTTTGTAGGGGGTGGTCATGGTGTAGGCTCATTCGGGGTTGCAAGCGCCAAGGCCGTGCCTCCAGGCGACCACGAAAGTACGATGCCGGCCACTGCCTTGTTGAATGCCTCCATCGCGTCTGCTACCGCGTCCGGAACGTCGCCGTCCTCGGGTAGTTCGTCGCAGACGTAGTCCGCCTCGATTTGGCGCACGTAATTTGGCGTGCAGATCACCAGCCTCAGGTCAGCCAGCGTCTGATCTTCTTCCAGATCCTCGGCGGCATCGTCCGGGGTGTAGTAATACTGGTCGCGGGACTCCGAGTAGATCATGGCTTTGCCGTCCCACGCGGCGCGAGGCATGGCCTCGTACTTTGCGATGTAGGTCAGTTCGCGGCAGTCGCGGCACTGCGTGTATCCACGCGGTGTTGGTGCGCCGCAACGGCCGCACGGAACATGGGTGCAGCCGGAGTAGCGGGCCGCTCTTTCGCCTTGCGGGCCATCGCCGAAGTAGAACCCGTCGCGCGAAACCCATCCCTTCAAATCGGTCCGGTATTGCGCCGCCTCAGTGCTGTCGCTCATCACAATCTTGTCGCTCATTTCATCATTCCTTGTGTCTTCGACTGATGCCACGCACAAGGCGTGTGCATCGGATGCGGCCCGCTCGGATGTCCGCAGCGGTCGTAGCGCTCGACGCGCTGGCCCTGGGTGATGCTCACCAGCGCGACGTGACCGCAGGCGCGGCAGGTCGGCGGGGCGGTGTTCTGTGGGGTCATGCAGCCTCCATTCGCATCCGCTCGAACTCCCAGGCGATCTTCGTGCGGACGATTGCATCGCCGATCGCACCTTCGGTCAGGTCTGGAATGCGGCTGATCGTGGCCTCGAACTCGCCTCGAGCTTGTTCGACCAGCCTCAGCGTGATGGGCTTGTCCGCGTCAAGTCGGTCCGCCAAGTAGCGCATCTTCGTGGTGTCGATGTCCGGCGCGATGCGCTGCCAGCAGTCGATCCAGCCGCGGATCGCCGGGCCGACAGCGCACCAAGCGGCGTGCTCGTCGCCCGTCTCCGGCATGTGCATCACGCTCACGCCGTCGAGCTCGAACACCTCGCCCAGGGCGAGCATGTCGAACAGTTCGCGCATGGGGGCTGCAATGCGCTCGGCTTTCTCTTTGCGCTCGATGCGCGCAAGGCCGGCGCTGATTGAGCGCACGGTGTCCGGGTCCATTGCAGGCAGCGGGTAGGCGGCGCCGAGCGCTTGGCGTAGGGCGCTCATGCCGCCTCCTTGATCGGCAAGGCCTGCTGGCCCGACAGCAGCGCCAGATGCGCGGCCTCACCGCAGACGGACAGGTGGTAGTCGAGCAGGCGCAGGCCGGCGTGAAATTCGACCGCTTGCCCGGTTTCGGCGCGGGCGAGTTGTCCGAGCCAGTTGCGATGCTTGCCCAGCCGGTGCGATGCTTGCCCAGCCGGTGCGATGCGGCCTCAAGTCGGACGCCGTGCGATCGCAGGTTGAGGGCGACGCGCTGCCAATCGATGCGGATGCTCGGGGCGGGCATTACAGGGCTCTCCAGGCGGCGCCGTGGCCGTGGCGAAGGAACGGGATGTCGTCGTCTCCGAAGTCGCCGAACCCGCCCTGTGCGCCGCCGGACTGCTGCGGGCGGGCGGGTGCGGCGGCCGGACGCGGGGCCGGTGCGCGGGTTTCGTGCTGCGGCGCATCCTGGCGCTGCCCGTCGCTGGCAAACTCGATGGAGAGGACGCGGCCGACGAGCTTGTGACCGGTGCCGTTGCGACCCTCGAAGGTCTCGATGTGCGGTTCCTCAAGCACGACGTCGACCTGCTTGCCCTTGAGCAGGTAGGGCGCCAGCGACTCGGCGCGCTTGCCCCAAAGCGCTGCCTCAATCCACTGCGTAGGGCGCTTTCCATCGTCGCCTTTGCGGCCGTAGTTGTAGGCGATCGAGATGTTGCAGACGGGCTCGTTGTTCGAGGTGTAGCGCAGTTCTGCATCCTTGCCGATGCGGGCGAGTCCGGTGAGAATCATTGCGTTGCTTCCTGAGTGGTTGATACGGCGTTCTTCTTGACCCATCCGGTGCCGCGCCGGGTGTAGCCGAGCATGGCGGCGGTGATGGGGTCGAGGATGGGGCTGCGGCGGCGCTTGAACACATCGCGCTTGCGGGCGGCAGCAACCTTGTCCGGGTGGGCGGCACATCCACGCCCGCGCCCCAGCGGTAGGTGGGCATCGCGGGGCCTTGCATGCTGCGCGTCCAGTCGGCGACGTGGATCTCGCCCTTGGCGCGCAGCTTGCGCAGCGTGTCGTGCGCCCATGTGCGCGATGCGTCGGGCGCCATGGCCCACACGTCGCGCCATGTGAGCGCTTCGCCCGATTGCAGGCGGGCGCGCACCTTGGCGGCAATGCGCCTGAGCTCGGGGCGGATCACGCCGACCACCACTCCACGCCGCGGCGGGCGCAGCCGATCGGAACCAGCGCATAGACGGCCGCCCACGGCGCGCCGGTGCGAATCGAACTCATCGCGGCTTCGCGGGCCTTGTCTTCGGAAAGGAGCGTGCGCGGCTTGCGCTTGCTGGCTCGCACGAGGTAGCCGGCAGCCGTGTAGCGATCCTGGCCAGATAGGCAGGTGTCGCCGCGCATGGCCTCGCGCTGCAGGTGCTCGATCTGCTCTTGCAGCGACTGGCGTGCAGTGCACTCTTCCCCGAGCTGGTTGCGCAGGTCGATGATCGTCTTCGCTTGTGCGAGCAACTCGTCGTCGTGCGCGTTGACCACGGCTGCGACCTTCTCGGCGATCTCCTGCAGGCCCATGTCCGACGTGTCGGTGTCGCCAAGCACGAGCGGGGCGAGCGTCTCGCTGGCGGACACGACTTGCGCGTCCATCTGCTCGAGCGCGGCGTCGCGATTGGCGATGTCGCGGCGCAGGCCGGCGATCAAGCCGGGGATGCTGCGCGCAATCTGGAGCGCGTCCGGCATGTGCGAGGTGTCGCCAATGCAGACGAGCGGCAGCAGTAGGTCGCGGATCTGAGCGAGCGGGTCCGGCGCCCTGAACGCGACCTCATTCGGGTCATACTGCGGCGGCGGGATGTCCTTGGCGGCGGCGACGTCCGTCTCGCCCCCTTCGCTGTCGCTACCGGCCGGCGGCAGGCGGGTGTAGCCGTAGGCATCGGTCACGCCAGAAGATACGCGCGACACCTGGCCAGCCTTGACCATCCCGGAAAGGGTGGGGGAGATCAGGCCGAGCGCGGCGCCCGTGGCTGTGGCGATCTGGCGCGCGGTCATTGGCTCGGCGCCATAGAGCGGCAGGACGCGGTAGATCTGCGCGGCGCGCGTGCCCTGCCGCATGCCGGCCGGCAGAACGGATTCGCTGATGATGGCTGGGGTGCGATCGTCGGGCGATCCCGGCGCAACGTTGCCGGCGGCGACCTCGAGCGGCACTGCCAGCCAGTACACCAGCCCATTTTTCTTGCCGCGCTCGCGCTGCTCGCATTCGACCTGGCCGTCGGTGCGCATGGCGTTGAGCTCCTTGACGACGATCGAGGGGGTGTCGCCTTTGCCGATGGCCTGAGCGATGCCTGCGGCCGTGTCTTCGCCGGCTGCGAGGCGATTGGCGATCAGCGTGCGCAAGGGGGTGTTGTCGCGGGCGTTCACGATGCGGTCTCCTCGCTGGCTTCGGCGGTGGCGCTCGGGCGCAGAGCTTCCATCTGCTTGGCGGCCTGGGCCTTGGTGCCATAGGCGATGCGCAGCAGCATCTGCACCGGGCGCGGGATGTTGCGGCCCGACTCATAGCGGCTGCCGTTCGACTGGCCGATGCCGACGCGAGACCAGAATTCCGACTGGTTGACGTGGAGTTTCTTGCGCATGGCAAGGGCGGTTTCGCCGGTGACGGGGGCGAACTTGGGGGCTTTGGTGGTCATGCTTGCTCCTTGGCGTTACCAAAAGTAGGCGTGCGGCTTTTTGTCGAGCGGCCATATCAAGCCGTCTGCCGCATAAGGGTTGTGCAGCACGAGCCATTCCGCGCGCCGCGTCGCACGCCTGCATGGTCGGGGGTGGGACAGGTTGGTCCACCACGACGGCGTGCTCCAGTTCCAGGCGCGCGCCTTGCCGTCACGCAGGGTTTTGAGGCCAGTGCGGTAGTAGCGGCGGAAGGTTCGGCTCATCTTCCGTCAAGGACCGCGGGCGACTCGTCGTGAATCAGCATCCTGCCGAGGTTGGTGATTTGCCCAAGCGCCTTACCGTTTTCTCCTAGTGCGATCTTGGCTTTGGCGATGTTCACTTCGGTCTGCATCGACGCCGTAATTTCTTTGGCGACCGCCGCGATTGCCATGGCCTTCTGAACCGGGATGTCCCCGGTTCGGATTTCGCTCATCGTTTGAGCCAAAAGGCGGCGGACGTCGCCTGTGGTGCTGATAACTTCATTGATAGCCATTTCTATACTCCTTGGTTGCTTTGGTTAGCGTTCTGGTTTCTGCGCTCAGCCTGTCAAGCACGCGCTGCGCGCGTTCAACCATCTTCAACTCTTGACGCACATAGGCATTGCATTCAGCGCAGAGGTAATTGCCGTAGGTAATGCTGTAAGGCTGTCCGCGCCGGATGCCGCCTTGTGCGTTTCTTTCAGCACGCCAGCCCTTGAGTGCGTCGCGTGTCTTGTTGGTTTTTTTCGGCTCCCCGCAAAGATCGCACTTCCCCCATCTGTCCGTAGCTGCGCGCCTTTCAGACTCCGCCTGCTCTGCCGCCGATTTCGCCTGCTCTGCGCGCCGCCTTTCTCCCGGGCTATCGCTGAAAAAAGCTGCGTCTCTGGAAGACATCGGCCAAATTTCACCGCCCGTAATTCCCCACGCGACTATCTCGCCATATTCGTAGCGGAAAAGCCTGCGCCTTATCGACGCTGCGCCTTGCCTGCTGGGGTACATGCGGCCGAGAACCCTGTCGAGCAAAGCGTTCCATTCGTCAAACGTCACGACATTCTTTTTAGAAAACACCCTCACAAGAAGTCGAAGAATGTGATCCGAAGGCACGGGTGATGCCCAAGACGGCGCGCCCAAAAACGCCCTTCTTCCATAATCAGAAATTAGCAATATTGGCGAGCCTCCGTAAGGCTCGAGAGCGTCTTTTCCCCACTTCCTGTAGCACCGCAAAAGCTCGGAAAGGCCGTGTTTTTTCATGGGAGGGCGCTATTTCTGGTGGGGCGGCAGGCGTCGATCTCCTGCTTGTGGTTTCACGCGGTCATGTCGGCACTGGCTCGCCCTGCTATGCAGGCACCACAAAGAGCCGTTACACCCCTGTATTCCGCATCTTGCGCATCGACCTGCGCATTCGCCCCGTTGATCGGTTACTGCTACGCGAAGCCTTCGTTCTTCTCGACCAGCATCCACCGACCGGGGCCGTGCCGCTGGTACGTCCTGCCAGCAAGCGGGCCATGCAGCACGATGCGCCAGTCGTGGTCGGGGTCTTGTGCTGCAAGGGCTTCGGCATCGGCGCAGGTCATGTCGTCGGCCGTGTCCCCCTCAGACCAGACCGGCTCCCCGTCCTTGTGAAGCGCGGCATAGCCGAAGCCGACCGCGATCACGCCTTCAGGCGGCATCCGAACCGGGCGCGGATCGCGTGTAATTGATCCGCTGTAGGTGATCGTAATCGGCGTGAGCTTTGTCCAGGTCATGGTTTTTCCTTGCGGGCGGCAAGCATGGCGTCGGCCATCATGTAACGGTGGGCGGCATGTACTGCGCGCCAGAGCCGATGCCAGCCCATCACGTCTGCCGCAAGGGCCATGGAAACTTCGTCGCCAAGCTCGCCGCAGTGCGTGGCGAAGTGGTCGCGCAAATCAACCTCCCCCGGCGACAGGACTGCCTTCTGCCTTTCGCTTTGCTCGATACGCCCGTTGGTATGCGTTGTATCGTTCACGATTCTTCCCCTTCCACTGGTTAGCGGCCTTATCTGAACAAGTGCGACAGTGACTTTTTCTTCTAAGATTTCCGGATCGGCTGTTGTCTTTGGTAAATTCGACTTGTGGCTTTATTTCACCGCAAGCTGGACATAGCTTGTGGTCGGCTGGAGCGTCCCTGTAGTCGTCGTTAGGCATAAACGCATGCCTTGTGTTGCACGAGCGGCAAACGATAGCCATCGTCCCATCTCGATAGTGCTGAAGAGACGCCACCGTGCTTTGTCCGTCTTTCGATCTCCAGTTCATGCCAATGCCGCAGTCGGGGCATATCAGGTCTGCTCCACGCATAGAGTGAAGCTGCTCGTTGCTTGGAACGGCTTTCCCTCTTCTTTTGGCAAGAGCGCGCATTTGCCCAAACCTGTAGTGCTTTGCACATAGCCACTGTCGGCCCTGCTTGATAACGGAAGGTTCAGCGCATCTCGCGCATGCAAGCGCCGGCCCGCCGGTTTCGATCGTGCTCATGCTGCCTCCTTGAATTCCCCGCGCGCCACGCGCTGAAGGTGCGCCGTCAGTGCCGCGCAGATCCGCGCAACGTCGCTCTCGAGATACAGCACCGCTGCGCGCTCCTTGCCGGCCGGCTGAATGCCGAGCTGGGTGAGCCCGGCAACACTCAGTGCGATCGGCGATAGGCGCTGATTGATCTGGCCGAGCGTGATCTTTGCGCCGGTATCGGCTTGCGGCTGGGCGAACTGCGGGGGCGGCTCGGGCAGCGCGCCGGCCAGCGCCTTGAGCTCTTCCGCGCGCTTTGCGGCATCGGCCTGCATGCGCGCCTCGGCTGTGGCAAAAAACTGCTCCCGCGCGGCCTCTTGTGCGGCCTGGGCCTTGGCTTGCTCTTCCGCGCGAATCCGCTCGCGCTCGGCCTGGGCGATGCGCTCGGCTTCGGCGCGCGCCCTGGCTTCTTCCTCGCGGCGGATCTTCTCGCGCTCGGCTTCCAGGCGCTTCGCCTCCGCGTCAGCGCGCTGCTGCTTGCGCATCGCGTAGAGCGCGGCGAAGTCATCCGGCGCCTTCGTGCAGACCTGGGCGAAGTCGGGCATCAGGCTCATGTCCTCGACCAGCTTGCGGTTGGCGTCGATACAGTCGGCGACGGCGTTGGCTTCGATCTTGGCGTGAGCGAGGGCGGTCGATGCCTTGTCGCGCATGCTGCCCAGGCTCTTGAGACCTTTGATCGCGTCGGCAAAGTACGACACGCCAACGGCGGGAATCCACTCCCCGCCGACGCGCCGGCACAGGGCGGACCAGTGATCGGCGAACGCCTTGCGCGCCTCGGAGACGATCTCCGCCTTCCGGTTTTCTTTCTCCGCCTTCACCAGCTTGTCGAGCGTGAGCCGCTTCTGCCGCGCCTCTTCCTTGATCGCGTCGATCGTGCGGAACAGTTCATCAATGCTGGCGGTCTGCGACAGCGCGTGCTGCTTGGCAGCGTCGAGCCGGTCTTCAACCTCCTTGCACCACTTCACCGTGCGCTCTGCGTCGGCGAAGTCGGCATCGGTCTGCAGGTCGGTGTTGATGCCGCCGAAGACTGCAAGGGCGTGCTCGCGGAACGCAGCGAGGTTGCTGGCCGTCACCATTCCGGTGACTTCGATACGCAGCGCCGGCAGTGCGTCGGGCGCCTTGCCGGCCGGCTTCACGGCCTCGGGTGCGGGCACGTAGGCTGCAACGTCCTTGGCGAACTGCTGCCAGCCGGCGACGATGCGCTCGCGCAGCGCCGGATTCGACTCGTACCACACGCCAAAGGTGTTCTCCGGCGTGCCGTCCGTCGTCGTAAAGTAGACGCGATCAGCGCCCGACACCATGAGCTGCTGCTCCATCTGCACGGTGTAGTGCTCGTGCAGCGTGCCGGCCTCCACGTCGGCGCGCAGATCCTGGTTCAGCAGCTTGGTTTCCCATCCGGTGTCGCCCAGCATCGTCAGGCCGTCCATCGAAGCCAGCAGCGGCAGGCCGTTGACGTCGGCGGTCATCGTGATCGGGTAGAGGTCATCTCCGAGATGGCTTTCCACGATCGGGCGCGCTGCGGCCTCGACCGCATGACCGGCGTCGAACCGGCGCTGCGTGCCGGCGTCGACCTCTTCGGCCAGGCCGGTCGCCTTGCGCTTCAGCAGGTCGGCGCGCGTCTGGTATTTCGAGACGCCCAGCATCGCGCTGGCCTCGCTGGCGGTGAAGTGCTTGGCGCGCAGCGCGTGCCAGGCATCGGAGCCCTGGGCGCAGTCGTGAGTGACGCGGTTGGTGATCGTGATGTTCATTGTCCTGCCTCCGTGCTTTCGTAGTCTTCGATCCAGCCGTCGTCATCGGCCTGGGCTTTCTGCTCGGGCGCGTCGATGACTTCGGGGCGGGTTTCCTGCTTTGGTTGCGCTGCGGCGCGAATCGCGGCTTTTTGAGCCTCGGACAGCGCGCCCTTGGTGCTGACGATCGCAATGATCTGGTCGGCCGTCTTTGCGCCGGATTGCATCAGGGCGGACCACTTGGGCAGGTTGTCGGCGAAGGCCGATTGCGAGTAGTCGGGCAGGGCGGCAGCTTGTGCAGGGCGGCTGCTGACGACCTCGGCGGCGCCCATGTCGCGCTCGGTGATGCGCTCGGCCTCGTCCTGGTCGTAGATGCCGCCATATCCAAATGCCATACGAGCGCACTGGATCATTGCTTTGTGCCGCAAGAACCGTTTCGGGTGTGTCTGCCACGGGCCGATAACAGGCCCGAATTTGCCCTTGAATGGCTCGCGGTACACTTCGTCCAGGTACTCACGAATGATGACCGGGCGAGTCCGATCTTTCCGGTACATCGCGCACTCAATCCATGCTGGCGCGTCGCTATTTGCGCCCGGCATCCTCACCATCTCGTCGGACTGCGCGAAGTCCATGCCGTCAAATTGAGGGTTGTCGTTGATGATGCGCGCCCAGCCGTCCACGCCAACGACAGGCACAATCCCGTTGTTCTTGTCAGGAAAGGCATAAATCTCTTTCGTCCAGGGGTTCAAGCCGTACTGGTTTGCGACAACCATCAGCGCAGTCATCTGCGCGTTGCTGACTTCGCCCTTGAAAGCAGTAGCCTTCAGGGTTTCAATCAAGTCGCTTCCGTCCGTACCCATGTCCAGCTTTGCCGCCAGCTTGCTGGTCAGCGTTGTCAGTGCGGTGCTCATGCTCTCTTCTCCCGTCCTTCCGTCCGCGGGATTCCGAACCCGCGTCGGCCTTTCACAAACTGCTTGGTCGATCCGCTAGGGATCAGGATTGCCGCATCGAGCGCGCCGAACTCGTGCGCCCACGGCACGGCCGCTTCATCGTCCGGCAGGAACTCGTCGCCGATCTGGTCGGCCATCACACGCCCGGTCATCGTCATTTCATGTTCTCCAGCCACCGATCAAACAGCCGGTGGAATTCATCGCCCTTCAGTCCAGGCCGCAGCCTGGCGAACTCGTTGCGCTGGCGCTGCAGCCAGTGCAGGAAGCCGCTGTCGCTACCCTGCGGCACGAGGCGGTCGTAGGCAGCGCGGCGCACGACGTCCGACGACAGGTGGGTGCGTTGCTTCAGGATCGGCATCACAGCCACCACGGCATCGTTGCCAGGGCGCCGATGAATACCGCAAAGACCGCAGCGCCGATCACCGCGTCGCGCAGCTCGATCAACGCGCGCCGGTCGTCAACGAAGGGAATGCGCCGCTGCTGGCGCGGCATCTCGCGCGGAAAACGGAAGTGGTCCGGGTTTGCGCGCTCGATGCGCATCAGCTGCCGCTCGCGGGCGTCCCTCAGTCGGTCGAGCGCGAGGCGCTCGTTTGCGGTTTGGTTCATCATTCGTCCTCGTCTCGAGGGTTTCCAAAGAGGCGCGCGACCAGAAATCCGGCCCCGAGCCACACGACAAACACCACTCCGATCAGTGCGATACCGTTCATGCGAATGCCCTCCTGAACTCTGCGCGATCGGCGCCGCGGTCCTCTTCGTGCCGGCGGCGCTCTTCGCGCTGCTTCCGCTCCAACTCTTGCCCGGCTTCGCGCGCCGCCCACTCGGCAAGCACGCGCCGGATCGCCTTGTCGGTCGCCTGAAAGTGGGCGAGCGCATCGCCGCGGCAGTACGCAGCGGTGATTGCGTCGTATTCGTCGTCGGACAAACACATGCCCGCCTCGCCGGCCTTGTACGGGTCGCGCGCCCACTGCTCGACTAGGCTCCGCGCCATCGCCTCCAGTGCGATTGCGTGCAGGTCTGGGTCGTGCTCGCTGCGGTGCATGTCCATCTCCTGGTGGATCCCGTCGAGAAGAAAACCCGGGCGCGGTCTTCGCGGAGTCGCCCGGTAATCCAGCCGCGTCTGGCGCTTCTCTTGGGGGAGGTGATCGATGTCAGCCAAGGGCCTTGATGAACTCACCGGAATCGGTGACGCGGTAATCGACGTGCGGCTCTATTCCGCCCTCGCCGACGTATGCAACAGCGATGCGGTAGCGGGTGCCGTCGTGGTAGGTAATGGCAATTGCCCCGCCTTCTCCGGCCCGAACGGCTGCGCCGCAGCCGGCCATGCAGACGCTGTCGTTGCCCGAGGCGGCGAGCTTGCTGCCGTAGCCCGAGGCGGCGAGCTTGCTGTCGTTGCCCGAGGCGGCGAGCTGGCTGCCGTAGCCCGAGGCGGCGAGCTNGCTGCCGTAGCCCGAGGCGGCGAGCTNGCTGCCGTAGCCCGAGGCGGCGAGCTGGCTGCGGTAGCCCGAGGCGGCGAGCTTGCTGCCGTAGCCCGAGGCGGCGAGCTGGCTGCGGTAGCCCGAGGCGGCGAGCTGGCTGCCGTCGCCCGAGGCGGCGAGCTGGCTGCCGTAGCCCGAGGCGGCGAGCTGGCTGCCGTAGCCCGAGGCGGCGAGCTGGCTGTCGTTGCCCGAGGCGGCGAGCTGGCTGCGGTAGCCCGAGGCGGCGAGCTGGCTGTCGTTGCCCG